AGCTGCTTAAAGCTGGCGCATTAGATACTGCAAAATATCGGTATGCCGTATATCACGGCCACGCCTACGACGTTATCAAACGGATTAAAAAAAACGAAATCCGTTCTTGGAACGCCGAAAACGACGAATATTGGGAATCTGTAGAATACATTTGCTACTAAATGAGGTGTAAAAATGACGTTGTTTGAAGAAAAAGTGAACGCATACCGCGAAAACAAGCGGCTCATTGAAGAGTTAGAAGCAATGAACGACGCTGTAAAAGCTGAAATTATTGACATGATGCACGGCGCGCCGGAGATGGTACAGGGCACAGCAAAAGCCATTTACAAGGACGTGCAAAGCGTCCGACTTGACAGCAAGCTTTTGCAGGCAGCGCACCCGGATATTTATGCTGAGTGCAGCAAAAGAACCGTTTACAAACGGTTTAGCGTGGTATAAGGGGGTGCGACAAGTGATATTGTCTTGTGTCCTGTTTGTCTTTTGGTTTTTTAGCGCCTTGTTTAAGGCAAGTAAATGAGGAGGGCTTATATTATGACTAACAAGGGATATAATGCAATAACTGGACTGTATACCACCCGTTACTATGCACGCAAGGCTTGCCCCGGTGACTGCGTTGTTGTTAAGGTTTGCGGCGGCTATATGATTATGTCCGCCACAAACTATAACATTTGGCGCAAGCAGCGCTGACCCGCTTTCCATTTCAACCCCGCCCACACTGGCGGGGCTTTTCTTTTGCCTTGCATCTGCTGAGAGTGCAGGGCTTTTATTTTGCCCAGACGCAATACAGCCGCATACAATCGTTTACAGCTTGTTTTGTGCTGTAAATGCAACTATACCTCCCACGCCACAAAACCGCGTGCAGGGCTTTGCAGTGGCGTTTCCGTTGATTTGCACATTCCAACGCACACAATACCAGACCGACACAAACGGATATAATACCACCTGTGCCACTCTGGAGCGTATCACAGCGCCGTAACACCTCCAGCATATACCAGATACCAGCCGCCACGCCGAGACGCTGTGCAGGTCAGCACAGCCGCCCTATTATAATAAGGTATATAAGGGTGCAGCGGCGCGCCCCTGTTATGGATCCATGCCAGCCCGGCGGGGTCTCGATGTTTCCCACGTCCAGCGGCTTACAATCTAGCACGGGTCAGCGGTCAGCCCAGCACCCTCCACCCGGCGAGGCAGTCCAGCAGCAGGGGCGCGGCGGGCGGCGCGGAACCATTGACGGCTGCCGCCGTATCTCTTTTCGGGCTTTCGCCCGATAGCTAATAGAGGTCAGCAATAGTCGTAGCGTTCCGGCTAAAATAGTCGTAGCTAATAGTCGTAGTTTATACCTGTGGATAGTCGTGGAATAGTCGTAAAGTCGTCAGACGACTACTGTTTGAAAGTCCTATATATAGTATAGTAATGGGCTGTCCGCTGATAGTCGCAGAGCAATAGTCGTAGCGTTTTCTTGCGAACCATCGCCAAATAGTCGTGTATTTTTTGTGTAAAATAGTCGTTCGCCTTTTAGGAAAAGAGAGGTGCGATAGTCGCTAAGTCGTCAGACCTCCACAAAATCAATAGCTGTCAAGACACCTGTCAATTTTAATCCCAATCGCATTACCTCAAAATCCTTAATAATCGTACTTATTATAATAGTCGAAGATAATTGTTCAGTCTTTTTAACTATTATTCTGCTGGAATAGTCGTATCATCCGATCCGGTTCGTTCTTCTCCGATTTAATTACCAACAACTACAATCATATCATACCAACCAACTAGGATTATCCATTCGGCAAATACCTCAATACTTTTAACTATCTAATAAAACTATCCGACTAGTCAGTCGCTTTCAATCTGTAACCAACTGCTTATACAGCAATGCAACATTTCTACATATTCAACCGACTACAAAATAAAGTCAATTCTCCATGTGAAATAGTCGTAGATCATCCACCAACCCGAACCTTACGCCAGTTCTCGCCTACGGTCTGCTCTACTGGCTAACGATATAGCTTTTGGAGATAGAGGGTTGTAGGGGGAAAGAACCTTTTCAAAAGCATCTGGTTGTCGTTTTCAGTTGTCGCAGTTGCCGCACCATTTTGGTTGGCGCGGGGGCCTCAAACAATTTATTTGTTTGAGGGGGGAGTTAGGGGGATTATAGGGGGTAATAGGGGTTGTAGGGGAAAGAGGGGGAAGAAAGGGGGGAAGATTAGATGCGAACGCATCATGTGCATCCATTCGCATTCAAACGCATCACGCTGATAGTCGTAGTCATATCAGCCCAAACGTCACTCGATCAAGACGGTTTCTGCTCAAAATCAGACCTTGCCGTTTTCTCTCGATAAATAACAGACGAAAAAAGCATGGAATAGTCGCAGAGGGTAGTTTTACCACCTGATACCATTCCATGCTTTTCATTCCGTTTGTTAATTGGTGATTATAGCGGAGATTTGAATTCTGCTATCTGCTTGCATCTTGCGCATACGCTCCGCAGCCGCTTCTTTCTGTTCGTCCGTCATAATTCTTGTGGTTGCAAACCGAACCAGTCGCTTGGGCATCTCATACCACTTACCGTCCTTGTCCTGTTTGACCAGCTTGTACGATGCAGGCTCACGTTCGCACAGCTTGTCAAGCTTGCGCATATACACCGGGTCAGCGGTATAAACCGATGCAGTATCTTCCGCTGCGTTGAAGTTGACGATGGTCTCTTGTTCCAGTCGAGTGATGTTCATAATCGTTTCCCTCCGTTTGTTGATTGATGAAAAATATTTATGGGGTTCAGGCGGTAACTTTATCGCCCAGACTCTGTTATCTGTTTTTCTTTCCTATTCTACTGTGACGATACGAGCACAGAAGAGATGCTAGGCTACTATCACTCAATCGCTTCGTATGTTTTCTCGAAAATGTCAGGTTTACACGGGTAGATTTCGCCATTTACGCCACGAATGATATAATCGCCAGTCCTCGCAATCATAGTCCCTTCAAGCGTTTTAATCTCGCACCACGCAGGGTCATCGTGAAACTTTCCGAAGTCATGCGTGATAATATCATTGCTACTTACTGCATCCCAGAACCAATCTTCGCCAACAAGACCTCGTGCATTAAACTTGAATGCCTCGATAACAACTGGCTTCTTGCGGTATTTCATGTTTATTCTCCTTTCGTTACATCCACACGCATTCTTTGAACTGCTGTGTTTCCATCTGAAACGTGATGTCCAATGACCCCACGTTTCCCTCTTTGTTCTTCTCAAGTGCAAAGTGATAATGCTCTTCTGGTCTCTTTTGCGTTTTTACTTTCTGTGCCAGCAGGATGATTGCATCTGCGTCCTGCTCGATTTGCCCGGATTCTCGCAGGTCTGCGGCGGTCGGTGGGATACCCGCTCTTGCGGTCTCTCGATTGAGCTGTGCAAGTGCTATCACCAGCGTTCCTGTGGACTGTGCGAACTCATGCAGTGCCATGCTGATCTCCGTGACGGCACTGTATCGGTCTTTTGCTCCGGCTTGATGGATGAGTTGCAAATAGTCGATGAAAACTACTTTGGCTTGCATCCTGATGGACTGTGTTCTAATCCACCCAACGCTCTTACCAGCGGCAGAACGGACGAACAACGGATATTTCTTGATAGCTGCCAGCCTGTCAAGTTCGTTAATGCTGACGGTCTTGTTTTTGACCGTGTGCAGCGGTACGCCTAACTGGTTTGCGATAATACGAGCATAAAGCGTGTCTGGGTCTGTTTCTAGGCTGAAATACGCCACCTTGCGCCCGTTCTTGGCTATTTCACAGGCAAGTTGCAGAGACAAAGCGGTCTTACCAGCAGACGGTCTGCCGCCGATCACAACGAAGTTGCCCGGCACAAGATGCAAGTTGTTGTCCAGCACTTTAAGTCCTGTGCTGATATACTCCGGCTTATCATCCAACTTGCGGATGTAATTGTCTATGCCATCGCACATCGGGATGAAATCGCTTCTCTCGTTGTGTAAATTGATAGCTTCGCCTAGCTGCTCATAAATGCCCGTCAGGTCTGCGTATCTGGTCGAGCCATCAACGATTTTGAACGCAAGTTCTCTGGCTCTGGACAATGCTGCCTGTTCCTTGACGATTCCAGCCCATCCAAGCATCATGTCGTGGGTGACGTTGCGGATGAACTCTGCGCCGAAGGCATCAAGGCATTCGCTCATTGCTTTCTTGCAGTTATCGTACCGCCCCATGACTTCTACCGGGTTCCACTTGTCGTTGTGTTCCCAATAGCCACGAATGGCAGCGAACGTATCATGCAGTTCAGGGCAGAAATCGTCGATTTTGAGGTCTTGCAACACATCGGCATACTCAGAAAACGTAAGTACTGCCCCAAGCAGGATGTATTGGGTCTGATTTTCAATATTCACCGCAGAAAGTCTCCCTCGTCAGGCAATTCAGCCATTGTCTGCTGGTAGCCACCGTTCCAGTCCTTCACGTTACGCATCCAATTCCGTGCAGCAGCTTTCCAGTCTTTCATAGGCGACTTGCCGACCTTCCAGCCATTTGCCGTGAAGTGGTCAACAAACCGCTCTGCTTCTGATTCCATGTAGCCCTTCTCGGAAAAGTATTCTCTGGCTTGCTCGACAGTCGGTGCTTTAAAGCGTTTTACTTCGTTGGTATTTTTCTTTTCACATTTTTCTTTTTTATCAGATTCAGATACAGAATCAGATACAGATAAGTTACCATTCGTATCAGTTGGTATGTTTGGTATACCATTTATACCATTCGTATCCTGTGATACCATTGGTATGCTTTCGTATTTTTTATCGTTCCAACGCTTGTTTATATTTTTCTTGTTTGCTTCTCGTCTACGCTTATCACGTTCTTCCATCTTCTGCACGTTCATATCATCGAACGCCTTAACGACTTTCCAGAGCATCCGCATAGCACGGTCGTTGTCGTATGCTGGCTCAATCCCAGTCTCAACATACTGCGCGTAGTTGCGGACGAATGTTCCCAATTCCTCGTCTGTCAGCTCGTCCATCGCATGAACGTGTTCCAGCAGAAGAATCATTGATGTTCTCGGCTTGTGTTCTTGCTCCATACTTAATCCTCTTTGTAGCGTTTGTTCCATGCTTCGATAGCGTCTTTACGTCCATCGTGGATAATTTCAATCTCCCCACTATCGTTCATTTTGAACTCGATTTGATAGCATCTATCAGGAATTGTGGCTTTGCATTTAGAGCATCGGATATTAAATTCATACCCTCGCAGAAGGTTGCATGAAGATGCGGTATTAACGGAAAATACAGCTTTTCCACCGCAAAACGGGCATCTCTTAAGTTCTTCCATTTTTAATTCTCCTTAAAACAGGTGCTCAGCGTCAGGTTCACGCAGCCAGCCTTCGCCCGGGATATTGACTATCTCATAATATTGCCGTGCAACGTAGATTGTTTTCTGCCCGTCCTCAGCGATCAGGCCGACAATCAGATAGTTGCCAGCAGCCATAAAGAACCAAGGGTTGCTCTTGTAGGTCTCGCCCTTCATCCAGTTCTTCATCTTGTTCACGGCTTTTTCAATGTCCTTGTCGGGGCAGTCCGGGTTGTCGTACGCAAAGAAATCTTCAGGAAATTTAAGCTTTTTCATTTTCTGAATCCCTCTCTTGTTCTCGTGATTCGCTTATGCGCCTTGACAGGCCTTGCGCCTTTGCCGTATGCTGGGCGAATATGCTTCGCCTTGATATACCCGCAAGGCGGCTTCGGCCCGAAATCAAAAAAGCTCAAGTCCATAACGATGATGCCAAACTTCTTGTTCGTCACGTTTACCGCTCCTTACGCATACCATTTCGGTGCTTCGTCAAAGATTTCCACACCTTTTGCAAAGCCTAGCTTTTCTAAGGTTTCACACATGATGCCGTCCATCATGCTGTGAACGATTTCTTCATCATCGCCATACTTTTGGTATGCTTCTTGCATTTCTGTCGTAAATGCGTCAATCATATCTTGCGTAACAACAATACCGTTCTCCATAAGCTCTCCTATACCATCGGAAACGCCATCCAATGCGTCACCGTCACATCTTCCGGCATCCTCTCGCCTATCTCGTCCCAGAACTGACCGTCTGCGTAACAGCCAAGAAAGTACGCTGTTTGTGAAATTCCTTGCAACAATTTTCCATCTTTATCACGCCACGTTGTCTTAGTCGCAAGCAACAAAGGCTGCGTTCGTTCTCGTGGCTTTTCGCTTGCCGGATGCCATATCGTGCTATTCACTCAATCACCTTCCCATACACCATCCGGGCGCATTTTTGCAAATGCAAGCAGTCCGTACAGCGCACGCTTTGCATTGCCTTCTGTTGCGTGCCAGTAGTCGCTATCGTCTACATCGTCACCTAGTGCGGAGATGACCTTTTCAAGCATCGGAATGCTTTCTGCGCCTGTTTTGCCATAGATGGAGCGGATGCCCTTGCTACCCAACACATCATCACGGCGAAAGTACTTTCCATAATTATAGGTGATATTAAGCCACAGTTCCTTTGTTCCTCCAATGGAACGAGTACCGCCAGCAACAAAGTGCGTATCATCCACTTCAAGCGTTTCATGCGTCACAGGGCCGCACAGCGAAATATCATAGCTCATCTTTATTCTCCCATTCCTTGCATCCACGTTCGTCCCACACGAAGTCTGCAACGTGTTTTGACTGGTCGTTCACACACACGTCCTCCGGCTCTGCGTACCATTTGCAAGAGCCACAGGACGGCTTAGATTTGTTCTTGCAGGATTCTGCCATGCATCGGATAGCCTTGCCAGCGGAGAACTGCTTGATGCCCATGCAAGTGCAATGTTCAGTGGTGCAGTAAACGTCCATTATCTCTCCCCTCTCTTTCTCCTTCTGTTGGCATTGAATTGCCCGATCACTCGCTTATACTCCTCATAGCACTCTGGGCACAGGTCGCCGGTGTCCCTGCGCCATCCCCAGTCTTTGAAGTATTCGTCAGGATTCATCATTCTACCGCCCAGAACCGCTCCGCAGCGGTCGCATACTCGCTTGTGGTAGATTCCTCTGTCAGTCTGCATCGTCTTTTACCTCTTTGTACTCCACGTCAATTTCCTTCGGCAAAGCCGTCTGGTACTTCTGGGCGAGCTGTTCTGCGCTCTGGGCATCGCCCAACGGTTGTTCTGGCGGCGCAACGGTGACTTCCACGTTGTCACGCATACCAAAGTAGTTCTTGGCTCGGAAAATCCACTCTGCCGGGTTTTCCTGACCATACATACCGTTGTATGCCCACATGGACTGCATTTGCAGAATCAGCTTCAGAATGTACTTCTGCTGTAAGCTGTCGTCACGGCGCTTGCCTGTCATAATCTGTCTCAAGCTAGGCCATTCGATGCCTAGCACCAACGCAATCCATTCCACCACAGGAGAAATTCTGGCTTCGATGCAAGCATCAAAGAAGAAGTCAAGGCGTTGCTGCACTTCAATTGGGTTGTTCATGTCCACGCTCGGAAGGTCGCCAAAATACTTGGCTGCAATCATTCCGATGACCTTCTTGTCCTCTTCACCACCGATTCTCGACTGCAAATCGCCTGTATTCAGCATCTTAGACCTCGTGATTGCTAACTCCTGCTGTTCTTTCACCTTTTTACTCACCTGTGAGCGGATAGATTTCCGCTTGTTAAGCATTTGTTGTTTCTTCTTCTCACGCTCTTTCTCACGCTTCGCAGCGGCTTCTTCTTTCGCCTTTTGCGCCCGCTTCTCACGCTTTTTCTTTTCAGCTTCGGTCAGCGGTGGTCTGCCACGACCACGCTTCGGAGGTGTTGCCATGTATCAGACCTCCTTCGGTGGCTTTGGGAGCGGCATCCAATGGGTGACATTTTCAAAAGACCCGCATTCCCTTGCTTCACACCAATAGCCGCTAGAACAAAAAAATGCAACCCAAATTCCAGCCTTTTTATCGTAAGCGAGAACATAATCGCTCATGTAATCGTCCTTCGGAACATCAGGAAGTCTATCTTCAACACTAATCCATTCGTTCACGTTCTCACCTCTTCATCTTCATTTCGATGTTGTCCAGTTTCCGTGCAATCCACCAGACGGAACAGCAGTTGTCCAACTGCCGCCACCAAGCGCACTTTTCTTTTTCGCAGACGCACCGACCAAGCGGATTGCTGGTCATCTTCATCGGGCAGTAAAGTTCGTTGTCCATCAGTACTCCTTTTCGATATGAACCTTTGCAATGCCGACCATTGTATCATCATGGCATTCCATAATCCTACCGTGACGGAGCGACACACAGTTATATGTAGTGCCACCGTAAAAGCCGGAATTGTCAGTAACCTCGCTTGTCTTCATAAGAAGTTCGCCGTTGTAGTAAAACGGCTCTCCTTCTTTGAGCGAATCGAAACGAACTCTCTTCTTGTCACGCTCTCCACAAATTTCCATACTTACCTCCACCCCATCACAACAGCCGTGCAAGCGACCAGACACACGTTGACGAACAGCCAGACGAGCATTGCCTGCCGTTCCTCAAACAGGCTGTTTGCCATGTTCTTGATTGTCCGTTCGGACTGAACTACTGCCGCCAGCAGGACTAGGCAGACCAGCCAGCGAGTTGCAAATTCAAACATACTAATCCCTCACTGTTACATCGCAACTTATGCATCTCATTGTTTCGCCACAAATCGGACATTTTGGGCTTTCTGGATTCTTTTTCATCACTTCCGTTGCGAATCGATGGTCTGTAATCTGCATTTCAGTCCAACACGAATCGCACTTAAACTTTACACTTGTTACGCACCGTTTCTGCGGTCGCATCCAGAAAGCGTCTTGAATTTCCTTTTGTGTCAAAAACGCAATCGTTTCTTCATGGTTCAACAGTGCCATTGTTATCCTCCATCAAATCGTCCATGCTCAACTGACCGCTGATGTTATCATCTTCCATCCACCAGCGAAAAACGTCCATGCCGGTCTGCCAGTCGCACGGCAAACCTTTTGATTTTCTGACATCAAGCATTCGTTCAAACGCTGAGATGTACGTTTTTTCGTAGGCAGGCCAGCGCATAAACTCACGCTGTCTGCCCCCCCCTACCGGCCATAGGGCAACCGATGCAGCCAACACGTTTTTGCCCTTCGCAATACAACGGATTGACAGGCAAGTGCTCGCTGTGCGTGTAGTCCCATACATCATCGTCAGACCAATCCACAATAGGATTGACAGTCATTTTACCCTTGAGGTTGCAGGTCTCGAACAGTTGTCGCTTTTCATCGTTGTCTCCCATTAGGATGATACGCTTCTCTTTATCCTTGTGCATCAGTTCCATCACGCCACGACTGTTTTTGCGCCGTGCGGATTCTGCCCACCGAACGCCTGTGGCGATAAACCGATTCTTTCCCGTGTTTTCCTTAAGAAAATCGCAACAATACCGTACAAGTCTTGTAGGTGGCATCAGCTTTTGCGGAATCAGTGTCCACATGGACACGGGCTTGTCCTTGTAGCGTGGCATGACGATGGAGCATTTTATTCCACGCTCTTCCATCGCCTTGAACTGCTCACGAATGAAATAGACCGTCTCCGGCGCATCTGCTGTGGTATGGCTGTTGACCACCTCAAAGTTAATTCCTGCACGTTCAGCCAGTGCCACGAGCACCTGTGAATCCTTGCCGCCAGAGTATGTGACCATCAGCGGTTTCTTGTACCGATGCTCGGATAGCCGTGCAGCGTCCTGCAACCGTGCGATAGCAAGCTGTTCCTTATCCATTACCTCCACCTTTCTCTCAGCTCTTTTTCGACCTGTTCTGACTTTGCGGTGATGTAATCTGCAAACTCGTCAGGGGTCATGTCCTCTTCTTTGAACTTGCCGACCATCTCCCAATACCTGTCACCAATGCGGATGATTTTCTGCACCTGTTCATCGGTCAGGTCTGCATCGCACCGAAGGTTCTGAATCAGTGCGCCCCATGTGGCGGCGATTCCGTCCAGAGCCATGCGGAAGCCGTACAACTGGTTCTGTCGTGCGATTTTGCGGAGGTTGGCTGACATTGCTTGTTTGCCAGACGATGGGTGGTTTCTGTGCTTATTCATCTGACTGCTCCTTATTGGTGGAAAGCTCGAATGTGACTTTTAGCTTTTTATTTCCAATAACGCCCCACACCTTTTCGAGCTTCGTTTTTTCGGAACGCTCCATTTCAGTAATAAAATGAGACAGAACAGCGGAAACTGCTTCGTCGGTCACATCGGACTTGCTTCTCCATAACTGCAATCCATCTTTTCGCTGCTTCATCATCGTTCCGGCATAGATGGTTCCGAATAGACCACATCCAACATGATATTCAGCCATTTTTATTCTCCTTTGCTTCCAGGCGAGAGAACCAACGGACTTCCTTCTCGTGTTGCATCTTCCGCATTCGATCAAAGGCTGCATCGTCCAAGTCCAAAGCAATAATGCAGTTCACAACATCTGCGTATTCCTCTTCAAACGCCTTTCGGCATTCCTCTACGCTCTTCGGTGTCGGGTTCGTGCCATCCAGCGCACGGCGCAGCTTCAACGCAGCCTGTGCCAGTTCGGATGCTTCTTCTGCCAACTGTGCTAAGATTTCCGTCTTGGGCAGAATGTCTGAAACTTTCTTGCTCACTTCTGTTCTCCTTTCAGCCAGTCGTTCAGCTTTGCCATGCAAGAGGGGCAAAGAAAAAATGGGTCATCTGAATAGATAAAAATTTTCCTATTTTTCTTTGTAATGCACCTGCAAATAGAATTGTTTTCTACTCTTTGTGTTCGCTCACTTATGGAGAACTCTGGATATTCAAATGTTTCACCGCATCTATCACATAAAATTGTCATTTTCTTTCTCCAATCTCTTCAGCAGCCCGTCCACGTCATACCGCCAATGGACACGCAGCCTTTTTGCTTTGACCTCTATCCCCTCTTGTTCTGCCCACTGCCAAGGGATGCTCTTGCGGCTTTCGTTGTAACGGAACGCTAGAACCTTGCTTGCAGGGATTGCAAAGGTTCGGTTGACTGCCCTGTAATTGATTATCACATGGGCGGTCTGACCGCCGTACCCCATTGCTTCCACCATGTCAGTGATGTGCTTTTCCTTGCGGTACTTGCACTTTGCCTTGTCATACTTTCCGAACACCTTTTCCAGAGGGATAGAGGGCGTTTCAATGGTTTTCAGCTCGAACAGGTGGTTCATCGGGTATCGGTACACAAGGAAGTCGCAGATGTTGTCGATGGAAAACGACAGGTTCTCGTTGCCACCGTAGTAGGTGGTAGCACTGTCTTTCAAGCGGTAACACCACGCATCGGATGGGACGGATGCTTTGAAGTCTGCTTCAAACTGCTTGCCAGTGTTCATAAATCAGCCTGTCCAACGCTTTCTTGTCCATGTATATGGGTAAACATAAAGCATTCCCTTTTCGATCATTCTCTCTGTAATCTGTTTTGATAGTTCAATGGATGATGGTCTGGGTGCGAAAATCTGTTCCGGGTATTTGATTTCAACCATCAATCCGTTTCGGATAATAGATTTTTCGTACGGATACTTGTAACCGTCTTTCAGGATATAGCCGACAATCTTCTTGCCGCTATGCGGTTTGAACCCATACCAAATGCAAGAAAGCGGGCTACTTTCAAACGGAACCAAAATCTGTTTATTTGAATCAAATCTGCAATGGCTGTTCAAAACAGAAGCGATGTGCTTCATCGTTTTCTTCGATGGATTTCTCATCCTCGTTCACCTCTAAATTCACTTCCGAGAAACCGCTTCTTGCCTTTTTCCCGGTGCTTGTCCTCATAATCACGGTGGTACACGCTCTGGCTGTGGTTCAGCTCATATACGAACGCCTTGCGTTCCTCGAAGTCTTTCTTCTCTGCCTTGTACTTCTCGCAAGTGTCGTGGCAGGCTTGGTGGCGTGATGTGCAGTCTTTGCAACAGGTAATCATTCTTCACCGAATCTCCTTTTTGTTACAGCTACGCAGAAGCTTTCGATTTCGCTTGCCCACCGTGCAGTTCCCTCTCCGTATGCTCTTTGCCAGACCAGAGGGAAACCGCCCAGACCATCGAACAGGCTACCCAAAGTGGGCTTTTCTTTCAGGTAAGGGCGCATCCTCTGTACAAGCCAAAACCATTGTGGCAAAGCGATTGAGTTGCCCAGAGCCTTGTACCGTGGGCTATCAGCGTATTTGTGCTTCTTTCCTTTGCTATCCATCCAGTCACCAATGTCGGTGTATCCGTCCGGGTAGCCTTGTAGCCGTTCACATTCAACAGGGGTCAAGCGGCGAACAATCCAGCGGATGGCTTTCTCTGCAATCAGGCACTCGCTGCCATTGCCGATGTTCCCTGCTTTCGCTTTCAAGGTTGAGCATTTGTCGCTTTCCTTGTAGTGGCTGAACGACTGTTCGTTGAAGGTCTTGCGTTCGATTGCAATGGCCGTGTAATCTGTGATTCTGTTTTCGTGGTCGCCTGTAATGGTCGGTACGATTTTTCCATCGCCGTTTCCACGAGCATCATAAACAACAGGCTGAAACAACGTCTGGTCTTGCAACGTAGAAATCGTTGCGCTCAATTCAGTTTGAACCAGAGCGCCTTTACCGCCACCCTCACATCCAGAACGGATTTTTAGAGTGTAGGCTGCGGGTTCTGTGCATCGAGTCGAAGTCTCTCGATGGTCTGATTCCAATACTCGTCCAGTTCCTTTTCCTCCAGACCTTCCTGTTCCTTCACTTTCTGCATCACCTGTGATAGAGTTCCCGGATTCCACCATTCGATCATATCCAGCAACGCTTGCTTCAGGAGTTCGGGCAAAGGTTTTCCACGCCGGGATGCTCTCACAAGGATTCCCTGACAGGCTCGTGCGCTCAAATAGTATTTCTGCGGCACGTTGTCCTCTAAAATCTGCGACAAGCGCGATACGTTTTCTACGTTGGGGAACTCCCCAATATTGAGCGTCAAGCTGTCGCCAAGCCAGAGACCATCCGTTTCCAGCGATTGCTCCGGCTTTGCTCCATCTGCCCCCCTACCCGAAGGCCGAGGAATTGAAACGTCTGGTTGTTCCACGCGGGCAAGTTCTTCCAGCACGGCTCTGAAATCTTCTCCTCCGTTGGAACTGAATGCTCCGGGTACGTTTTCCCAAACAGCGAAAGTTGGATACATTCCATTGGTGGCTGTCCTCATTTCCTTAATGATTCTTGCGGCATCCAAAAACAGCACGGAACGGTTGTCGTCAAATCCAAGCCTTTTCCCCGCCATAGACAAGCCCTGGCAAGGACTGCCGAACGTGATGCAATCCACCGGCTCTATCTTGTCGCCGTGAATCTTTGTGATGTCGCCCAAGTGTTTCATCTTTCCAAACGCCCGTCCAGCCAGATAGCGCAGCTCTTATATAATGTAAGTGGTTCGCCTTTTGTCCCGGTAGCGTAACCGTTAGTTAAAAGGGAGATCAGAACTGTCGTCAATCACGGAGAAGTCATCTGCGTTGCCATGAGAGTAGTTCTGCGGTGCATCCTGAGCCAGATCAGCAGGCTTGCTGTCAGACTTGCCGCCGCAGAAGTCAACCTTGTTCGCCATGATTTCCGTTGCGGTGCGGTTGTTTCCCTGCTTGTCGATATATTTCCTGGTCTGGATGCTACCAGTCACCAGAATCAGGCTGCCCTTCTGGAACCACTTGGAAACGAACAGTGCCGTATTACCAAATGCGGTGCAGTTGAAGAAGTCGGTTTCCTTCTGACCGCCACTCTGGCGGTCGCAAGCAATGCTGAACGTACAAACATCCTTGCCGGACTTCGTAACCTTAGCTTCGGGCGTGTGAACCAGACGCCCCTGAATTGCGATAGAGTTGAGCATTATTTAGCCCTCCTTCGGCTGTTTCTGAGCACATTCCCAACACAGGACGCGCCCAAAGCGTTTCTTTGTGCTTCTTGCGGTTTCCAGCGGCGATACGGTGCGGTTGTTGTACTGAATAGGCTGCAACTGCTTTCCGCAGCAAGCGCATGGGGGTATGGTTTCCGCTTCCGTTTGCTTCTGCGCAGGCTTGTTTGCCCTGCTTGTGGTCTGCTTCTGGTACTCGTCCGTGTCAGCGTCTTTCGTATCGTCAATGCAGAACAGACCGTTCAGAGCGTACTTTCTAGCGTAGCTACTTGCAGTGCCGGTAATCTGCGAATCGTCCATGCCCTTCTTAAACTCAGGCTCACGAGCGTATGCAGTCACCGTGTAGGTGGCTCCATCCTGCGATTCAACAGTTGCAGTTGCTTCAATGTAGTGCCATCTGTCAACGATAACAGGCTTGTCAGAAAGCCGTAGCACAAGGCTATGCGCTTTCAAGATGGGCTTGACCGCTTCGAGAATGTCCTCGCAGGAACGGTACTTGTAACCGCCAAATTTGTTCATCTGCCCTTTGGGGGCTTTCAGCTCTGACTGAACAGCCATCAGAGCTTCATGGATTTTGCTGTTGTCCATCAGTTGTTCTCCTTCCTTGCTTCTTTTCTCGCTTTACGGCAAGTCGGGCAACGCTTTGGCAGTGCCATGTTATGTGATTCAAAGAAAATGCGCTCTGCACGAGAAATCTCGAATGCTTTTCCGCAGTCACAGCAAGTTTTCTTAATGCTTATGTTCTTGTCCCACGAAGCTCTTATTGCGGCATCTTCGATAGCAAACGTTTCCTTGAATCTGTCATAATGGCTCCTGACAAGCGTATGCTGCGGTGCGTGACCGTTCTTGCGAAGCGTTTCCTCCAAATTGTCCCTTTTGCAACTTGTGCAAAGAGTTTCCGTGCTGTTTGGGAACACTGAAAAAGGCTTATTGCACTTTTCACAGTGCTTGATTTCTTTCTTGTATTTGCCCATTTTTCTTTCCTTTCTTCGGCTTCATTAGGCTTCATTGTTCTTACTTTGGCTTAATTTTGCTGTGCAAAAATCAACCAGCCATCAGTTCTGCCAACTGCGCACGGAGGTCTTTCAACTCCGCTTCTCTGTCCTCGATTTCAGACTGCAAGTCCTCAATCTCAGCCAGACGGTCAGCTTCTTTGGCTTCTGCCATCTGCTCGTTGGTCATAAAGTACACGCCGTCCTCCGGCTCGGTCACGCCACCGAATCTGTCAAGGTTCATCTTTTGGTCTCCCCCCTCTTACGTTCCTCTTTGATTTGCAACGCGCTGTGCCACTGATCTTTGTCAATTTCGATGGTAGACCATCGGTAGTTACATACAAGGCACTTCTTGCGTCGAGCGATGCTGTCATAGTCTGACCGGCTGTCAACCGTTGTAATGTTGTCGCTACCGCACATCGGGCATTTCATCGTGCATCCCTCCACTCGTTAGTGTGGTGGGCTACCCGCTTGATTTTGCGGCATTCTTGCTCGCTTCGTTCGTCTTCTTCAGCGCTGACTGCCAACGCGCATAGGACAATGGCCGTTGCAAGAAGCCCGCAGGACACGATTACCCAGCCAAGCATCTGCGCTGTGGTCTGGCATCCTTGAATCGCATCACCGCAGCCAACTGCTGCGATAGCCGCGACCAGACCAAGCATGGAAAGCGCCATTCCTTTCAAAGTTTTCATTGGTTCTCCTTAGTTCAAAATGATGTCAAACATAAACGGTTTGCTTTTGTTTATCACGATTGTTGCGTTCAGAACCTGCGCTATCTTTGCAAGCGTTTCAGTTTTAACACCAGTCTTGTACGGTTCTTTGTTCGGGCTAGTGATGTTGTAAACTGTTTGCTCTGACAACCCGCTCCTGTGAATAAGCTCAAGAGCGCTCATGTTTCGATTTTTAAGCGCTGCTTTCAGTGTCATCTGTTCTCTCCTTAGCTTTTCACTGAATGCCCGAAAATCCAGATGGTTGCCATCAGAGCGCCAACCGCGATGATTGCCCGCGTTGCGTTCACGCCAACCAAAATGTCAATCCGGTGAATCAGCCAGAAGTTCAGCAGAAATGCTGCGAGAATCAGTGCTAAAACAACGCCCCAGATCAGGACGATTTCTACCAGTGCTTTCATCTTTGTCCTTTCTATTATGTATGTGTTCCAGCCGGTCTTTCTCCCGGCTGTGCCAGCGGATTTCCCGCTTTCCGTAATACTTACCGTTCATCGGGAGGGTCTACCTTTCCTTGTGCAAGCAAGTCGCTGTAATGCCCATAACTCATTCCAAGTTCTTTTGCCTTGTCATTTACTTGTTTAAGGCTGTACTTCGGCTTTTCTTTCGTTGTATTTCCTCCCTGCCTAGATTCATCGGAAGAATCTCTGATGTAGTCTGGGCGTTCCTTCCACCAGTTTGCAGTCTTTTTTCGCTTAGCGGCGTTTGCGCATTTCTTATGATATTTTTGATACTTGTACACTTTGCGCATCGGTCTTTTGCACCATTCGCACGGAACAACACCATATGGAGCGCGGCGCGCTGCCTGGTTTTCCTTTCCAACCAATATTGCGCATTCTTTGCAGTACCGTCTTGTCGGTCTGACCACGCCAAGATACAGGCCGCAGCGCTCACAGTACTTTTCTTCCACACTGCATCTCCTCTTTCAGTCTGGTTTCCCGATTGTGACGTTCAAAGCACTGGTTGATGGATTTCTCCATCCACAGCACCTTGTTTGCATCGTTTCTTGACACGCCAGCTGCCATTGCCAGCTTTAGTCTGCGCTTGCGGCTTTGCGCTTTACGAAATTTCATCACCAGCACTCACCAGCCTTATCTGTGATGAACTTCGGGATTTCCTGACCTGTGGCAATGCACAGCGCAACTAGCTTTTCGACCCAGATGTCAAACAGACTTTCTTTTGGCATATAGCACTGGCCAACAGAAGGCTCCTTAAAACTTTTCCAGATCGTCAGGCCGACAGCACCGTCCGTGACCGTCCATATCATACTGTAACCTTCATTACAAAGGTTGTACAAAATGTCTCGTGCTCTGCTTTTGGCTTCGTTGATTTCAAAGGCATCCCAGCGTTTTTTGCTTTCCTCGTAGGTCTTGGCCGCCTCGTCAATGGCAAACTTTGCATCATCCGGGTGCTCAAGGTCTACCTTTAAGGTGATAATCTGCTCCATGTTCAGTCCTCCCATCCTCCGAAATCTTGCTGTTCTGCAACAGCCCTGGTCTCGATTCTCGGCGTGATACCCAGCTTCTTGAGCTGTTCATGGATAAGCTTTTCGCCCTCGACCGTCCAAACCGTCGTGTTCGGGATATAAGTCTTGCCGTTAGAGCGCTGAATGGCTTTGCCTTTTCGATTCTTGGTGTATCCCTTGCCTTGATAGGGCTTGTACAGCACCCACTGACCATCGCTGTCTTTATACTGAACTCGCTGGCTGTAAAGCAGCTTGTTCAGCTTTTCAGCAGTCAGACCGTAGTCCTTCGCAATGCTGGTGGCCGTCCGGCAGTTGTCCGCAATGCACACAGCACGAGCGAACTCAGCATCCGGTGTCAGCTCTGCAATCCGCTTGTCCTTCTCCTCCAGCTCCTCATGCGCTGCGATCAGTGCGGTTGCGAGGAGTTGCGAACGAGTAAACTGTGGCTGTTCGGTCAGCTTCTTTTCCATCTCGTTGAACGCTGCAATGTACTTGAGCTTCCACTCCAGAGCAGCCTTTCCGGTGAAGCCCATAGCCAACAGGGTGAAGCCGTCACGGTTCATGAGATAAGTCCGCTGTTCCCTGCCGTAGCTGTCCGCTTCGGTGCTTTCAAAAAACATCTGCGCAAAATTGCGCACATCTTCTTTTAGATTGTCTACCGCCCTGAGAACGTCACGGTGGTTCTTATCGAAGTTCTCTGCAATCTGACGGCTTGAAACCACAGGCTTGCCATTTCGCATGGATAAGATAATGTCGCTCATTTTCCCTCTCTTTCCTTCAACAGCTCTTCCAGAGCTTCTTTCACCTTAGCTTCCGCATTTTTAGGCTCACGCTTACCGTTCAGGATTTTTCCCAAGTATTCCGGTGCGCATCCCATTTTTGCAGCGAGCTCTCTGATTTCGATGCTGTTAACGTGAAGCGTTCCAACAACATCGCCTGTCCACTTAGGAAGCAAATTTTTTCTCCTTTCTTGTTCTAGTACTTGAACTTTTTGAAAGAATATGATAATATTATGGTGTCAAGCAAAAACATTATCGAACGTTCTTCTATTTGTTCAAAGCCTTTAATTTGTTCTACCGATTGAACCCGGTAGCCCTATTAAAGCACAAGTAGCAGAACTTTTCAAGTGTTTTTGTTCAAGTGGTAGAACTTTGTCATCTTGTACAAGCACCGGGGGTAAGTTTTGTGTTTTTTGACAATTTTGTGAAGCTGTGCGAAGAAAAAGGAGTAAAGCCATCTCGCGCTTTAACCGATGCCGGTGTTCCAAAATCTGCTTATAGCTATTGGAAAACAGAAGCAAGTGTTGGGAACGATGCAAAGCCAACAAACCAGAATGCTGTTAAACTGGCGCAGTACTTTGGCGTTACTGTGGACTACCTTCTCACTGGTCGCCAAAAAGAAAACCCGCCCCAGCAGCCGCAAAGTGAAGTTGATGCAGCAGTGGAGCGGATTAGAAAAAAGCTTGAATCCATGCCGAAGGAGCAGCGTGAGGCGCTGATGAACCTGATCGAAAAGATGTGAGGTAAGCTTGTGTATTACCTGTTGTGTGGCTGTGCCTTTTGCTTCTGGTTCATACAGGCCTTGTTAAAAGGCAATGACCGCGTGCTATATGGCAACGGCAGAAAATATCGTTACCGTAGAAACCGAAAAAAGAAGTGGTTCTGACCCGGTAAAATAAAAGAATCCCTTGTGCCGGGCTGGTATAGCTCTGCGCAAGGGATTTTCTGTTATTCCAGGTCTAGTGCTTGTTCCGTTGCCGGAATTTTTTCAGGATGTTCCAGCAGCCATGCAATAAATCGGTCAATCTTGGCTCTTTCCTGTTCACTCATTGTGGCATATCCTCCCGATTGGTAAGTGCAGATGTTCATTTGATACGATTATACATCTTCTAGTTGTCAAGTCAATGTATTTTGAACAACTTCGTAAAAATCGAACATTTTCTTTACATCTATTACTTCACATCAGGGAAGCCGCGAGTGTTCAAGTCAAAAGGGGCAACGCCTATCCATCTTTCCTCCAATCACAGCTCTACGAGCTGTCCGTCAATGCGTTCGATGCTGTCTGCCGGGTCGCGCCCATCGTCTAAGGCGGCTACGGCGCGTTCCAAGATGCCTTTTGCTTCGAGGTAAGCATCTTTATCAGCTTCGTACCCGGAAAGGCTCAGTACAAGCTCCAGCGTCCGTCTGCGAGCGTATGGAATAATCAGAGCATCTACGGTTCGGTTCATTAGCTTTCCTCCCACGGTTCAGGTGTGTGCGGCTTCCCGTCTGGAACACTGGCAGGCATTCCGTCGATGATCGGCATACGTTCATGGTTCCAGATTACAGTTTCTTTCATTTTTGTTCCACTCCTCTTTGGAATTTTTTGACAATATAGTTATACCACATCTCGCTGTTTCAATGAAACAGCGACTTTTTTCAATTATTGTTTCACATTTTGAACAATATATCAGTTAAATTACTTTGCTTTTGTATCATTTTGTCGAAAGAGGGGTATTTATGGATGATTATAGGATACGAGTGGCAAAAGCGTTAGGGATGGCAAGAGCAGAATCCGGACTTAGCCAACAGAAGCTTGCGGACAAAATGGGTGTAGGCCGGACATCCATTTTTCGTTACGAGCAAGGGACAATGACCCCAGATGCTCCTACTATCATAAAGTGGTTTGTGTGTTGCGGTGTTGCGGTCAAGCCGTACATAGACACCTGTTTGCATCCCGGATTATTGGAAAGTCTGGCTGGCGATGCCAGCACCGAGAGAAAGAGAGAGGCGCTGATAGAACATATCAAAGACGCCCATCCACAGGAAATTGACATGCTGTGCTATCTGATCTATGGCAATCACGGCTCAGATTACCTTGCCGTTCTGTGCGAAATGATAGCCAACCTTCACACGACTTTGCGTGATCGTGTGTCCGTCTGCCGCACCGTCACAGGTCATTATGAAATGGCGCAGGCCACCAAAATCGACCCAGACCCAGACGGAACACAACCCAATATGCAGATTTTATATCAGGCACAGGACTGTGGGGAAGCTGCGGCTATGAAGCGAAACGATTCTTACACCATCAACGAAGAAAACATTTTGCGCTGATTGTCGAATTATCGCAGTTTTTGCAGAACATTTTGTACACGTCCATCCACTTTTTGTACACCCATCGGGCAAATTTGCCTTGTCAATCCGTCCCCCATAGGCTATGAATCGACAATATTCGTGCGGAATAAATAGCGGATTATCGCTAATTTATTGTTTGCGATTGAGTGGCTTGTCATTCTGTCCCCCATAACACCGGCTTAAAAGTTTTTCATCCACTTTTTGTACACGTTAGGTAAACCTAACCGTTAAGCGTTTCAACCTTTCGGGTGTTGAACATCTGTTTATTTAGCAGTATTTGCTTTGTGTTTTCCACTTTTTAAGAGAGAAAGAAAAGATTTTGTGGAAAATTTTCTTCTTCTGCTATTAGTAGAAGTTATTTTATAATCTTGTTAATAGTCTTGTTTTATATAATGTAAAGAGGTGTACAAAAAATGGATATAGGTGTACAGATTGTGGAAACAGGTGTACGAAATGTGGACAGTTAGGTGTACAAAAAGTGGAAATAGGTGTACGCTTACTATTGATTTGTACACCTGTCTGTGGTATACTCTTATACGAGAGGAGGCGTGATAAGATTGTCTGATATTAAAGGCGGGAACTTGGTTGAAAAAAGCAGACAGCTTGTTTGGGCAAAGTTCACTGATTATACAGCAGGAGAACTACGGTTACTTGAAGTGTATCTTAGCCGCATCAATCCGAGAGACCCTGAAACTTCAACGGTTCAGTTTACGTTACAAGAGTATTGCGAGTTTTTGGGGCTGAAAATCAACTCTAGGAATTTGAAAGCACAGGTCAAGCATTTCATCGACAACTCCGTTGAAGTTCCTAGAGGTGACGGTTCAGGCTCGTTTGACTTGTATCCCTTGTTCAGTAGAGCAACTGTAAACTTTGAACCTAGTTTAATGAATATTACTGTGTCATTGTGTTGCAATCCGCTTCTGCAACCTGTTTTCTTCGACATTGCAGAGCGTGGATATGTCAAGTATCGCTTGCGCTACACAGCGAATATGAAATCGCAGTATAGCATTTTGCTGTATTCGATTCTTCGAGAATTCATCGGACGTGGCGTGAGCCAGCCCGAAATTACGTTGGATAGATTAAGGGAACAGCTTGGTGCAAGAGAACCTAGCTATCAAGAGTTCAAGCATCTTAGGCGACGTGTCATTGACATTGCGGTAGCTGAAATAAACGAAGTATCAGACCTGTGCGTTGAATATGACAAGGTCATGAGAGGTCGCAATGCGGTTGCTGTGAAGTTCAATGTAGCTTTCAAGTCTAATGAGCCAGTCATAGACGTGGAAGCTAACGAGGTTGAAAGCGTAGAGCTAAAAGATGTTCCAAAGAGCCAACGACCTGCCAGAAAGCCCCGCAGCGGCGCATACGAGGATGTGGATTGGGCATCTATTGCACCAGAGATGTCTAAAAGCCAGTGTATCTTGACCGCAAAACTGGTGGCAAAGAGATTGCCGGAGAAGTATCCGAACATCAAGCCTAACAAGAAAAAAGAAGCTGTTGTGAACATCATTGAGAACGCATACAGGATTCTTGTCAGTGAACGGCTTGACAAAATCGAAAAAGACCCCGGCGCTTATATGTATTCAATTTTGAAAGATGCAGACCTTGACGATTATGCTACGTTTGATGATAGCTTCTTGAAGTAGTCAGACGCAGCACATACGGCAGAACGAGCAGATGATGCAAAAAGGAGAAAGAATGGAATGGATTAGTGTGAAAGACGGGCTACCAGAAGAACCGGGAACGTATCTTGTGTCTTGCGTTTCTAATGGGCCTTATTTCTGTGGAACGCATACGATTACGGCTCAATGGAATGGGAAATGTTGGTGGAGGACAAAATATCAGAAATTCACCCATTGGATGCCGATGCCAGAACCAGTGAAAGAATAAAGAAAGAGTGATAAAATGGCAAAAATCATAGCTGTCGCTAACCAGAAGGGCGGCACAGGAAAGACTACAACAAGCACCTGTCTGGCTGGTGCGTTGCAGTTGCTTGGCAAGAAAGTTCTGCTGGTGGACTGCGATGCCCAGTGTAACGCAACGGACACCTACGGCGCACAGACAGAGGACGTATGCACCCTGTTTGACGTGATGACACGGCAAGGCACGGTTGAAGAAGGAATCCAGCACTGTGAAGCTGGTGACATTCTGCCGTCTGACAGTGCATTGAAGGACATTGACGAGCAGCTTGTCCGGGACATGGGCAAGAACTTCCGGCTGCGAGAAGCCCTTGAAAGCGTATCCGGTCAGTACGATTACATTGTACTGGACACTCCCCCGCAGCTTGGTCTTGCGCTTGTGAACGCTCTGATCGCCGCCAACAGCATCATCGTACCTATCACAGCAGACCGTTACGCACTGGCTGGTTTGAGCCAGCTTTCACAGACCATCGGCGATGTTCGAAGATACTTCAACCAGACATTGAAGATTGAAGGTCTGCTCCTGAATCAGTACAAGAGCCGCGAGAACCTGTCCAAAGAGGTTGTAGAGCAGCTTCCTGTGATTGCACAGAGCATGGGCACAACGCTGTTAGACGTGAAGATTAGACCATCTATGGGTGTTCGTAAGGCTCAGGCAGAGCGTCACAGCCTGTTTAGCGGCGATACGGCAAAGAGTACCAGCGCAGAAGATTTCAAGGCGTTGGCAGAGATTATTGTGGAAGGAGAAGAAAAATGAGCGGTGGACACTGGGATTATCAAAATGACAGCCTTGCAAATGCCATTTATCAGCACTGCTACCCAGATTATGACCTTGCAAATGAACGGATAAAAGAGCTTTCGGCTATTGCACGAAAAGAAAATCCGCTTGGAGACAAAGATTTGAGTATGCTTCTATACGATTTGCTCTGTGTTTTACATAGCTGTGATTGGTACAGAAGTGGCGACATTGATAAAGAGCAGTATAAGAAAGACGTACAGTATTTCAAAGAAAAATGGTTATGGAGCAAGGAATGGATTAGAGTGAGCGACCACTATCCAGAAATGGTGGATATAAACGGAGAACTTGAAAGCAACCCTGTCCTCGTTGCATCGCCGTTGACAGGAACAGATATTGCACAGTGTTACTTCTATCCAGAAGACGGCGGAAAACCTATTTGGAAAACAGATTGGTGTAATAATCTTGGGGTGACGCATTGGATGCCGCTACCAGAAGCCCCGTCCTTTGAAGATTCGGATTATGAGGAGGCTGACACAGAATGAAATCAACTAGCAAAAAATCCACAGGTCTGCTTGGCGGGTTTGATTTCCAGCCTATTTTTTCGGAACAGCCATTAAGCCGAAGTGAGCCAAAGGAAGAAGAAGTAAGCCAAGCAAAGCCGAACGAAGCCGAACAGGCACAGATTAAGCCCAGTGAAGCCGCAGACAGCCAAACACAGCCTAATGAAGCACAGTTAAGCGATATTAAGCCGAAGCAAGCCAAAGACAGCGAAACACAGCCGAACAATGCCGTAGTAAGCGAAAGTAAGCCAAAGAAGCTGAAACAGGCGAAGGAAATTCAACGCCTTATTGAACAGGGCGATGTTCCCGGCGCGCTAGCCGAAGCTGGTCTGACAAAGAAAAAAATCCCGATGCCGGAATCGCATCAGGGCGTTGCAAGTGGTGATGGCAAGCGTTCAAAGCGAATTACCATCCTTATGAGCGAAGAAGAGCGCAAGTACATCAACCGTGAGGCAAGGCGGCACGGAATGACGATTGGGCAGTTCGTTTACGCTCTGGCAGTTGCAGCGGCAGAGGGGAAGATTGAGTTGGAAGATTTCTTGGAGGATTGACGATAAAAGTTAAGTTCTAAAAGGGGTTGAATAGATATGGCATATAAATACACCGAAGAAGAAGTTTGGGATGCGATTCATACACTTTCTGATATGAGAGCTGGATTTAACTGCTTTGACGAAAATGATGTGCAGAAGTATGAAGCATGTTCAATGGGGATTGTTGCATTAAGAACGCTTGTGAACGCCGATAAAAGCTGAGTTCTAGGAGGATTGACGTATGATGAGGTCGAAGGAATTTTACGAAGGAAGCATTAGCCGTTTACAGAAAATGGTTAAACGTGGCATTTACGTTCTTTTGTTCGATGTCTTTGCCGTAGCGGTTCAGATTCCTTTTATCTTAGCTGGTAAATGGGTTGCAGCGCACTTGATTTTGTCCATCGCCGTATCTTTTGCAGCGGGATTTAACTTTAACACGCTTGTAGATAGCAAAAGACAACTTGATATGTACAAGGCAGATATGGAATTGTACTACACAAGTTCGTTGGAGGATTGAGGAATGGGCGTAACCATCAAATGCAAAAAGACTGGGCGTGAAATGGATGTGGGCTATTTCGGTTTTTTCAAGTTGAGAACAAAAGTTGCAGAACTTGTTGGTTCGGAAGTCGGAGAACACTATAAAAAGCTTTATGACATTCTCGACATACCATCTCCCGAAAAAGAACACGCTCTTGAATCGTACAATGACGAAACAGAGCGATTGGTTGAAAGCAAGGAACTTCCAATCAAAATTGCAGATTTTCTTTATCAATCGGACTGTGACGGAAAAATCCGATACGGTGCCTGCAAGGAAATCTTGAAAGTTATAGGTGATTATGACGATAGCATTATTTACGGATATGCTGGTAGAGAAAATCCCGCAAAGTTCAAAGACTTCAAAGAAATCCTTCAAGATTGCGTAGACAATAAGTGCTTTATGATTTGGAGATAACAATAACCCCCTGTGTAGTCACAATGACCGCACAGGGGGTTTGTTTTACTTATCAGCAATGCAATCCCAGTAAAGATACGCCTTGCCATCTGCGGCATCTGCGTCCTCAAGGAACGCCTTTGCCATGTCAGCATAAAAGCCCGGAGTGTCAACGGACTGGCGTTTTGCGACCTGACAATAATCCGAGTACATCATGTTCATGACAGCCCAGAAATCGTTCGGGTCACAGGTGATGTTGCGCTGTTTCGCAACATCCTGCGTCTGTTCCAGCGTCCAGTGACAGCCTTTCGTGCCGTCAGCGTTCACCATGCTGTCGCACCATTCCTCCGCTTCATCGTGGGTGAGGTGCTGGCGCGGCATCTTGATGGAGCGGCTGTCTGCACCGCCACGTTCGTACTGTCCAGACCGTTTATCCCAGTCTCCGTTCTGCGAGAAGCCGATTTGTGGCATTCTGCGCCCATTCTCTACGTCAGGATAGCGGGGGATAGGGTAGGGGTCGATGTAGCGGTTCTCCTCCTGAGGATAGTAGGGATAGCGGTCATTGCCACCTTCCAGCTTACGCAGACGGCGTTCCATCTCACGTTCCCTGCGGTCACGCTCTTCCTCAAGGCGGTCACGTTCCGGTTCACGGTCTTTGTCGTGTTCACGGAGCATCATCATGCGGCGAAAATTAGTCTTGCCCATAATCTATACCTCCTCAAGAAATGGACGCGGGCACATCAGCGTGGGAACGGCAGAAGCAGCCAAGATATTTGAACGTGCCGGTGCCAGTTGCAGACGTTGCCACACGGGTAGCGTAGCGGGTGCGAGTGTGGATGCTTTCAGCAGTTGCAGTCGGTCAGAGGGTATGCGGTCGTGCCTGCACCGATGGTGATGACCACAGGGGCGTTGATGGTGGTCGTGTCTGGCAAAGCCTGGGCAATGACCAGACAATATTTTTCTCCCGCTGCGTAAGAGCCAGCAGGGATGTTGATAGTCAGCGTGTCATTGGCGAACGTCACCGCATCCGAGATGACGAGGTGCGGGCACAGCCGGCAGCTTGTTTTGCAAGCCATAATGTTTTCCTCCTAAAAAATCAGGGGCAGAGGTGTCTTACCCCTGCCCCGATGGTTCACCCGGTGTTATCGGGGAGTGTGTTGGTTAGCAGCCGCAGCAGTTCACGCCCACGTTGGGGTTTGCCACCTGATAAGCGGGAATCGGACGAGGATTGACCCGGTTCAGGATGGTATCAGTCTGCTGGGACATCACGGTGGTCAGAAGCGCATTCTGACGATCCTGAGAAGCCGCGAACTTGAGGCTCTGGTTCTCAGCGGTCAGAGTGGCGATCTTATCCTGCGTAAAGTAGTCCATCATAGCGCGGTAGTTTGCGTTGCAGTTGTCGATAACTGCACGGGCGTTGTCTGCGATAGCCTGACGAGTAGCGCAGTCCTCCGTTGCGATGGTGTACTTCAGGTCGCCGATCAACTGCTTGTTCTCGCAGCAGCAAGATGCAAGCTGCGTGGCAAGTGCGGTCTGACCCGCCTGCCGAGCGTTGCCCTCCTGCATGATAGCAAGGTTAATGGCGTTGTCGCCGTTGGACACGCTGCGTTCCAGGCCGTTCACGAGCTGTGCGTTCTGGTAGCCGAGCTGACAAATGGCGCTGTTCACGCCAGCAAAGCCGTTCGCGATGTTGGTGTTGACACCGTTCATTTGTGCCAGCTGGTCATAGCCCAGAGAGCAGATACCGCTCTGGATGCCCGCCAAAGAACGGGAGGTATCCTGCTGATAGAAGCCCTCAGACAGAGCCGCACGGGTGTCTGCACCGCCCTGACCAGTTGCGCCAGTGCCGACCAGATAGGGGATGTAGGCGTTCATGCCGTTGTCGCCGCCGTTCCGGCCATAGCCGTTTGTGCCCCAGCCAAAGATGATGGCAAGGATAATGACAGCCCACAGACCTTCGTTACCGAAGAATCCGCCGTTGTTATTGCCGCCGTCCTGCCCAGCCAGATAGCCAGTTGCAAAATCGTCCATAACAAAACTCCTTTCAGTTTTGCGTTATGCTATCCCGCTACCGTGTGCAGCGGGCGAAGCCAAATCAAAGCGGTTTTTGTCAAGTCCGCAAAACTGAGAAGCGTTTCGCTTAGAGGAATGCTTATTTTAGGATTGTTAAGTCAGCTTGGAGGGTTGTCTTTTTTGTTTTTTGGGTCATCCCAATTTTTGCTGGCAGCACCGAAAATGAAGCCAAGCATTAAAGGAACCCATATTTTGTCGTTTCCGCACAGATTGTTGATGTCAAAATCTTTTTCGGAATGGCTGTTTTCAAAATCATCCATTGTAAAGCCTCCTCACTTCGGAAGCGTCAAATTCAGGGCACTTGCCAGCTGGTTCAGGTCGATGCCACGCTCTTTGGCGAGGTTCTGCGCCATCGTTCGGAGCTGTGCTTCGTTCTTACCCTGAATCAGGTTCAAGCCCTGCATGATAGGAGCATTCTGCCCGCTCAACTGCTGGATAAGCCCCATCGGGTTCTGCCCGGCACGAGCCAGATTTGCAAGCTGCATGATAGGGCTGTGCGTAATCATATCAAACGGAGAGGGCATCGCTTATTCTCCTTTCTTCGTTGCGGCAGCGGGCTTAGAAAAGCTCTTCTGCCATTTTTCCAGCTCGTCCAGACGATGCACAAGGGCGTTGTACTGCTCAATAGGCACATACTGCTGTGTCGGTGCAGCGGTTTGCTGTGCCTGTTGTGCTTGCATCTGTCTCCACGCTTCCGGGCTGTAGAACTCCTGCACATAGGATTCGCAGGTGTCCGGGTTGAGCCGCTTGCAGTAGATTACGCCGCTGCGCAAGTCCGGGCAGTAGGTCGGTCTGCCGTACAGGTCTGACGGTATCGCCAGAAATTCTTCCCTGTTAGACACAGGTCTGCCAAGCAACCAACCGCCATCCTGTGCCGACTGCTGAACAGGCTGTTGCCCATTCATCGGCTGCGGGCGTTGCGGTTGTGTCTGCTGCATCTGTGCGTTTGGCAGGGAAGCGGTAAGACCTACCGTTCCCATGCCGCCGTAAGGATTGACGGGCTGCTGCGGAACATAGAGCGTTCCGGGTGTCGGATAATAGCTCATAATACATCCCTCCTGATGTGACCAGTGTACCGCATCGGCAGAAAACGAAAGACAACGAAGAGACAACGAACGCACAACGAAGGACAAATATAAACTGATACAACTGCTACAAAATAGACAAAAAAATAAGGCAAAGTCTAGCAACTGTGTCTGTATCACTTGTGGCAGTTTTGTGGTATAATCAGTACAACAAAACCAAGAACATAGTTTTAGGAGGAAACGACTATGGACGCAAAAACCATCCAGAATCTCGGCAAACTGTACCGCCTGCTTGATGAGGCCTGCTCCGACCGCGTGAATCAGGAAGACCTTGATAACGCTACGAGGTTTCCCGTGCGTGGCGTGATGATGAAAATCACGCTGGCGCACAAGCTCCACAAGATGACACCGGAGCTTGACAACGCCTGCGCTTACGTCCTGAAGGATATAGACCTTGAGGACGTGGATAACAGCTTTGCGCTCAAAGCATTGCCGTTGCAGCAGCAGGGCATGTTCCAAATCGGGTATATGTCGCCTGATTATAAAACACTTGGTGTGGACGCGGGAAAAATTAAAGCCGCGCGGGAAAGCGCCGGTCTGACCATTCGTGCGCTGTCGGAGAAGACCGGGTTGTCTACCGCGACCATCCAACACGCAGAAGCCAGAAAACCTATCAGGATGACCACGCTCAAGAAAATTGCTGCGGCCTGCAACGTATCAGTAGAAGAGTTGCAAGGGTAAAAGAAAAGCGCCCACACGGAAAAATCCGCATAAGCGCTTAACTGTAAAGAGGCACACATTGGAGTGCGATATTAAAATATCACAATATCCAATATATGGCAATGGCTTCGACAAAACTAGTGTGTATAAAGCAAAAATCCCCCACTTTGCCTACAAGTACCCAGCGTGGCACGCAGGGCTTCGACAAAGCAGGGGATTTTTTATGCCACCGAAATGGCAAAGTCTAAAATCAAGAGCGGAACCGCCCGCAGACAATGCCGCTCTCTACAAAGGCCGTAGCCTTTCAAATATCCACCCTCTTGCGCTTCTTCGAGAGGCCGGGTGGATTTGTTGATGTTATTATACTACAAATCGTACAAAAAGAAAAGCGACAGACCCGAAAGCCTGCCGCTTTTTGAACTGTCAGAGCAAAAGCTCAAAACTAATCCCTAAACAAAGTTAGTATATCACACATCCAGCATTTTATCAATGCTTTTTAGCCGGTATCCTATCGCTGTCCGGCTGTAATGTGTCTGCGCTGCAATGTCCGGCAGCGGGAGCCGCTCAACATACCGCAAAAGAGCTATCTTACGGTCTACCCTCCCAAGCGGTGCGTTTTTGATGGCGGCGGTCATCTGTTGTCGGTCAAGTCCTTGCAGGCACAGTGGCAGCACTACGCGAGCCGCCGCCACAGGCAGCACCGAGCCAAAAAGGCTGCGGCAGCTGTCCTGCGTTGCGCACTCGAACGGTCACGGCACGGTAATGTCCCATTTTGCCGCCGTTGGCAAAATGGTCACACACTGCGGGCCACAAAATCGGGTACGCACGCTGATCATAATAATAGCGTGGCGTTTGCTCGTATGTAGTGCTACTCATGGTGTTACTCCTTGCTATCCAAAACGGTTACTGCGTACACGCGGAGGCTTTCCAACTTTTCGATAACGGCACTATAAGTTGCTTCCGTCGCGATGTGTGCGATGCGCTCCAGCTCGTTGCTCTCTTTTGATGCAGCGATAATTTCATCCGCAGATACGCGTTTCATGGACTCAATCAAATCGAGCAAATCTTCGATATTTACTGCGTTCATACTCTCACTCCTTGCTTAATGCCGCTTTCATGCGGTCAAAGAAAAACTGAATCACCTTGCTCATGGTCTCTTCGGTGATTGCCCACGAGACCAGCTTGCCCCACCGGCTGTTGTTCAGATAGTGGCGCAGCATTTTGACACACCAAGCCTTGCGCTCTGCGCCGCGCTTGGTGCCCTGAATCTCACGCTCTGCTTGGTCGATGAGGTCAAGCACCAGCGTCCTGACCGCTGCGCCGTAGCCCAGACGGATAAGCCCCAGCACAAGCGACACAGCGCCCACAACGATGAGCGCAAGCGCCAGCCATGCGGGCAGCGGGGTGAGAATGGTATTAAGGATTGCTTCCATGATTGGTTACTCCTTTCAGCAGGTAATTGTTAATGTCGGTCTTGCTTTTTAGCATACTTTCCCGGTTGTTGCCGGATAGTTGCGCATCCAAAAGGTTCTGCACGCCAACAAGGACAAGTCGCATTTCTTCGTCAATGCCGTCAAAGCGGCGCAGGTCTCTTGCAAGGGCCTGTGTATGCTGGAGCTGACCCTGTTCCAAGGTGCCGACGCGCTTGTCCAGCTTATCCAGCCGCTTGTTCTGCGCGTTGTCCGGCTCCTGTGCCTTCTTGATGTACTTGTGGATGATTTCCAGCACCTTGTCGATCGTGATAGCAGCGGCGCACAGGCTGCCCAGGATGCCAAGCACCCACAGGAGAGCTTCTTTTTCGGTCATTTGCCCTCCCGAAGACGGGTCAGGCCCTTCTTGCGGATAATTTTTGGGTAATTGAGGGTAGTGACGTTGAGGTCTACATCGCCGGAGATGCCCGGCACAGCGCCCTTACTGGTGTGCTGGTGAGCGTTGTACTTAAAAGTAACAGCAGGCGGTTTGCCCGTATAGTCGGCCAGCCAGACGTCCCACCGAGAGGACAGCCGAGCCATGTCCAGCTCGTACTTGTAACCGGTGTAGGTGTACAGTTGGGCGTAAAAGCCCATTTTCTCCACCTGTTCCAGCGCGTAGGCGGTGAGGTTGGTGAGGTCGAGGGTGCTCATGGGTTTGAGCTTGTTTTCCTCCACGTCCACCGCAAGGGGCATGGTTAGCTCCTTGCCGCGTACCGCTTCCCGCACAAGGGCCAGCTCTGCATCCGCCATAGCCTCGCTGGTGGCGTAGGTGTAGTAGTAGACGCCCACGTCCAGCCCAGCGGCCCGGGCGCCGCGGTAGTTGCGCTCAAAGGTCGGGTCGATGTACAACCCGTCCTTGCGTTTGCTCAGCTTTGGATTCGTGGAGACCGTCTTGAGCATGGCCCCCTTGTAGCCAGCCGCTTTGACCTTGCGCCAGCCGTCGAGGGTGATTTTGCCCTGATACCGACTCACGTCGATGTAGCGGTAGGGTGGTGCGCCCTCCCAGCCGGGAGGAGCAGCGCTCCGGGTGTCCACCGTGGACACCGGGTCAGAGGTAGAGACATCTGCCGCCCGAGAAAGGGCGGAAAAGAGAGAAGCGAGGAAGCTGAGGATGGTGTGCAGCATTTTAAGACTCCTTTTTGTTTTTAAGGTTAGATAAAGCTTCCTTTAGTTAATGTCATAGGTGGCATCATGCTTTGGCTCTCTTGCTAAACCTTCAACACTGTTTAACGTGTGAATATTGATATAGGTTTTATCACCATCGCCTTCTTCGCCAAATAGTAAAGTTTTAGATGTCGTGCCATCAGGGCGATGTATTCTACAATTTATAAGTCTGCAGCGTATACCGTTATAGCAAATAGATGGTCTAATAGCTCCAGTAAAATATTCTACAGACCAAAAAAACATAACATTTGTCGCAAAAATCGAACCATATCCGCGGTTATCATTATTAGGGTTAAAAAAACACCGAAAATACGAATCAATGTATGAGTTTGTTACAAACACAGACGTTGCATCAACATAAATTCCGATACTTTTGTTATTGTAACTTGAATACGTAATGAACGGATGAATCTGTTCCATGTGCGTGATTCCTTTGACATAAGCAAATGTGCAAAAGTTCACTGCATCGATATGTTTCCATTTGCTATTAGCGACATCAATTTTGAGTGCCGTTCGAACAACCCCATCGTCGTTTCTTGAGCGAAGTAGTATTTTATAAAATTCTCCTTCACCGGTTTTGCACCAAATGCCATATTTTGCTGGGTCGTTCACTTGCAAATCTTCAAAAGTCATTGCGTTTGTATTTTTTAATACCACAATGCAAGATTGAGCCTTTCGTTCACCATCCAGAATGCACCTTCTAAATACACCGCGGAAGCGGTTGTTGGTTTCGCAATCTATAATAACGAGTGCTGTAGTATCTTGTAGTGCCTTAATGATTGCATAATTAAAATCTACATCCATCACGCCTAGCACTGATATTGGGCTTGAGACTCCATAGGTCTTTCTGGGAAATTCAATGCTTTCCTTGTTAGCCGAACAATATTTCATCATTTTGTTTAATGCTATTGTATCGTCATCACCATTCCCAATCGCACCCCAAAATTCGGGTCGGCACTTATTGTATGGGGTTTCAAAAGTCAGCATTGTTCCGTTTTTCGATAGTATATGGTTTATTCCGTTATATGCAGTAAATTTGTTAATTACCTTTTCCCATTTGCACTCAATATAATCTGTTCCATATTGCACGTCTCTATCATAGAGCATTGGTTGGATGGTAATGTCAACATAGGTATCTGCACGTATTGTGTACCACAAATACTTTGTTTCTTCTGACGACGTAAAGCTACTATCGAAATCAACAGAATAGCTATCTGACCTTAATGACATTGTTACATTGCTTGGGGTGGAAGTATAGTATCTACCAGAGCGAAAATAAGCGTCTGAATACTTAAATGTACAAACACCATTTGAAGGAGTTCCAGTTAATCTTAAAGAACCATCTGTATTTTTATGAATAATCAATCCGGAAATTTTAACATCATTGGATAAATCTATTGCATTTGGAATTGCCATGTTTGCATTAGTATGATATGATTCTTGATTTGTGTATACAGTATATGGGTTCTCTGCGTAAAAAGTATCAGTTGGCAATGTTTTAAGGCATAAACACAAATTGGATAAATCTTCCTTTAGCTGCCCAACCGCTTCTCCAGTCGCTTTCGCATCCGCCGACGCGCCGGAGATAGTGAGGGTCGTATCAGTGCAAGCCAATGCGTTAAGAGTGCTGGCGTTCATGGGGGTGCCTTCCACGATGGGCTCATCATTTCGGACAAGAGTGACGACCTCTGATGTACCGTCTGACTTTTTCATAGTCCAACGGCCCGGGTATTTTGCTTTTCGGTCAATAAACCGCATAGTAAGGTTCACCTCCATAAATTGGCTCGGAGCAGTAAAGCGTATAATCTTTGGCTATACTTTCGATGTCAGAAAGTATCTTTTCGACCTGATTTATCACACCAAATTTCATAGAAAGGGATTTCGGCACATCCGGAGTAGAGCTTGTTCCGCTGCATTTTGAACGGATGGCTTTTACGCTGGCTATCCAACGATTGGCGTCCTCTGTGGTAAGATAGCTGTTCGGCCCCCATTCGGGAGTAGACGTTCCGGCGAAAGTGATTGTTCCAGAAAAAATCATTTTGACGTCATCGCCATAGTAGGCGCTGCCGTGTGCAATGTCGATGTAGTCATTTGCTACGACCCAAGATGGCTCGACAGAGGGCGGATAGAAGTTGTTGGGAGCGGCGAAATAGAGCTGGTATTCGACGCCCTTTTCCAACACGATGCTGCCCATGTCCAGCACTACATCGTTATAGCCTTTGACAAGGTCGATGGTCTTGTCTACCAGCGCGGTCCCGATGCCGTACTTGCGCAGAACGGTGCGCATTCTGCCCGGCATATAGCCCTTGACACGGAATCCCAGCGAGCGGAGCGGCAGGCCCGCTTTCTTGGCCGTCAGCGGCATGAAGAACTCGGACTTGGAGGGATAAGTGTCCCACGCGGGGATTTCTCCAGAAGTGTTGAGCGCCGTCACGACCGAAATCGGGTCGATAGGAAGTTTCGCTCCGACAATGTCAGCAAGCTCTTTCATGCCCTGTTCGATTCGTGAATAGTCAGTGTAACTGAGTGCTCCTTTCATACCGGAGGCCCATTCCTGCTGTTCATCCGTTGTCCATGTGCCGGTTCTGGCTTTGGCTGTTAGCTCTTTTACGCGGTCAACATCCGCCTGTGTGCGGTCTGTAATCCATGTTGCCATATGTTATGCCTCTCAGAAAACTAATTTGCCGTTGGCATCAAGTTGAGTTGTCTCGGGGACAGTAAAAGCAGGATGAGTACAATGGGAAAAATTTGAACCGGTATAGTTATCAACTGGTGTACCCATTCCAATAATGTCGGAAGAACCGAAGGTATTATACATCATAAAATAAATCATTCGCGCTTGATAATTTTTGCGTATATCACTTGGATACCCGGATGCAAATTCCGCACTATAAAGCATAGGAGTGCGTGTAAATACATAATAGCTAAAAGCGGAAGACGTTTCAGAAGGGGTATCGGAAGAAATCATGGTCTGTAATATTTCCGGAGCATTTGAGAGCGTAGTTCCTTCATTATAAGAATAGTCTGGGCTGTTTTTTGTCCAGTTTTGAACGTCATTGCCTTTGCAATCCCATCCAAATTCATGTGCAGACAAAAGAAATGCCGCTCTAGAAAGAACACTTACATTTCTACTTCCTTCTGAAAAATCAGAAGCAGAAAAACCGGGGGTATAATAAAAAGAAGTGACGCCCATTGCAAGTTTTTGATTATTCGAGAACAATTTAAGATAATCATTATTCAGCCAGGTATCAATACTACTACTTGCATAAGTAGACCAAGAAGAATCCCATTCTCGAATAGCGGCGTAATGCTTGCGAACCAGAAGAGTTCGTCCGGCTCCATTCAACTCGCTCTCGTAGTTATGCTTCGCAACGATGAACTCAACCACGTTGCCGCCCTCGTCCATAAGAACGGTGTCGCCCTCTGCAACATCAAACAGGTTGTACGATGTTGTAATGAAAGAACATTTCGCGGAGACGTTGCCCACAAAGGCAGTGACAACAGCCTTGCCCGGGGAATTCCACTTGACTTGACAAGTGGATTTTCCCTCTGCGTTTGTCAGAACGTGAAGAGAGACAATTCCTTCGGGAGAAGCTGCCCAGTTGATTTTGGGAGAATCAATGGTAGCGGGGGACAGGGTAGCGGAAAGAACAACGGAATCACCCCAGTCAAGCTGTTCGCTGACATGGTCAAGAGACAAAGCCTGAGCATCTGCCATCATGTACCCCTCTACAGTGCCTTTGAAGCACCCATTGAAGGTGTATTTTGCATTAGTCACCAGCAAGACGGCGTCGTAATTGAACTGGTGGTGAATCTTTACCATATCAAGAGCGTCAACGATAGGGCTTGCCCGATAAGTAAGAGAAGCCTTGCGGCGATTGGAAAGGACTCCATAAGACTCCGTAAGGGCATTTCTGGATTTTGCAAGGATGTCCTTTGTGAGCATAACATTGCTCAGAGTCTGACTCACGCCTTTGCCCGAAGGGCTTTCGGGATAAGCGTAGGTAACGCCACCTGCGGTGGTCACTACATTGAGCATATTTTGAGCAAAGGTGATTTCCGGCCAAGAATAATTGTTCAGCACCGGAATATCCAATACCGAGTCAGAGGCGACAGAACCGTACACACGGTTAATCTTTATCACGCCATCGCGAGTCTGGTACAGAGCCATTCCGGCCGCATTGGCGGCAAGCTGCAAAATATCGGAGTTGTGATAAGCAGACCCATCGCTCGTGATGTCCGTAGAGTAGTCTTTCAGTTCATCAGAGATTTCTGCTGTGATGCCATCTGCTTCAAGCTGCTCCAGTGCATCGTAGCACATCTCATAGAGCGTGCCGTATTTTCTTCCGGTGTACTTCGTGCTGGACAGATATAGGAAAGCGTCTCGCGCCTGAAAGGATGCCTCAATGCTGTTGGCGGGGACGCTCCACTCCGACAGGAAGAACATTCCTCCGCTCACCCATTCGGTCTTCCCGTCAACATCCATTCCATAACGAACAGTGACAGGCTGGCGCTCATAGATGTACTTGTAAATCCCTTGAGGGTTTACGGAGTCCCATGTACGATCGCTGTTATCGAGGCTAAAGGAAATCGACTCCTGAGAAAGCTGCCCGGAGATAGGGTCTCTTGCAGAAGAATGGCTGTAGGACAAAATTTTGGTCTTGTCGAACACCAGATACCTTCCGATTTTCACTTGTTCGACCCTTACTCGGCGGTTAGGGAGACACCACTTCAGTACCTCAATCTCTACGGCATCAAACCCGGAAAGCTCTACATCAACATCAGAACGGACGGATTTGTTTCCGTTTACGGTCACAGTTTTTAACCTGTTAGTCCCAAGATATGCGCTGACCGAAAAATCTGTAGCGTATTCTTCAAATACCGTAGACCAGCAAATTGAAACGCCGGGAATCGAGGACTTGCTCTCACTCGGAAGTTCAAGCCGAATAACAGGATGGTTTGAATCGTCAAAAATCTTGGCGCTCAAAAAACCGGTAGTTCCATACGGAGAGGAAGAAGGAACAATGGCGCAACTTCCGTCAAGAACAGTGAGATTAAGCTCTCCTGTGGAATACCTCGAAATGGAAGCGTTATTGGAAAGCGCAATACTGTGAAAGGTAGAGAATGGGGCTGCCGATGACGTGACGATGGTAGCCTTTTTGTTGATACCCGGCTCAGTGATTCCACAGGTAATCTCTACAAAAGATTCCGGGACAAGGGTTTCGTTAAATTTTTCTTTCCACTTATCGGAGACTTCAACCATGTGTCATACCTCCACAAGAGAAAGTTTGCACCCTGTCCATCCCATCACGACACCGGTTTTCGGCCCTCTACGCCACATACCGCCGGTGCGGTCGGAGACATACATCTGACGGGTGGTATAACCAGCTGTGGCTTGGTTATAGAATCTAACAGTGCAGTAAAAATTCGTGGTAAAAAGACTCAAGATGTCGGCCCACTGCCGTGCGGTGAGGTAGTTCCAAGACATGGAGACTTTTGCTACATCATGCCGCACGACAGAACCAACAACCTTTCCCTGAACATTTCGGCCAGAGTCCACGATCGTGCTAGTCGTTCCCTCATAAGAGGATGGTTCCGGTAGCTCTACGCCATTCACCGTAACCAGTGCAGGAATATTGGCCATCTGAACCATCCTTTCTTAATAGGAATAAACTTCAGTACCCATAATAGACACACCACGTTCTTTCTGGGTCTTTTCAACAGAAGCAGTGAGCTGCTTGCCATCAAGGTATACTCTTACATCTCTTCCATCAGAGATTTCCTCTCCATACCGCTGCCAGATGTCGAGGAATGCGTTGTAGCAACCGTTGTACACAGCATCTCTCATCTCTTCGGAGTTCCCGCTTGCGGCAGAATAGGTGCCACTATAGGAAGAGCTGGATGTCGAGGAATTGTAGCTAGAGCTTCCAACATACTGAGATGTATCGCTGTAACTACCGGTAGAATGGCTACCGCCAAGTTTCGATACGATTCCAGCGATTGCAATACCAAGGGTAGCGGCAGCAGCAAGGGCTACGATTCCAGCGGGAATGCCAAAAATCGTAGCGCTAAGGGCGGCACCCACAGCAGAAAGCATTCCCGCCACTGCGGTTCCGATAGTGCTTACCAGCCCGGCAAACCCAGCGAAAATTGTCGGGAAAGAACTGAGCAAGCCGCCAGACAGCGCAGCGCTGATTGCTTTAGCAGCCGTTGCGAGAGGAGACTTCACGTTTCCGAAAGCCTGCGTAATACCAGAAAGCATCGTCTGAGTTTCAGAGGAAACCTTTCCGAAGTTCTGAGTCAGTGCGCTTACCAGATTTTTGCCAATGGTAGCGGCTGTATTCAGCAAAGAAGAAGCTTGGCTTTTCAGTTCTTTGCTCAGTCTGCCAAGCAAATCGCTTGCAACGGACTTGACGCGTTTACGCTGCTCATCGCCCATAGCGCCCCAAATGCTAGCGGCAATGGTAGTGCCAACTGTTTTCCAATCGCCACTTTGCGCAGCCTGAATGAAAGTTTGCACCGTACCGAAGAAGTCGGTCTTGAGGTTGTTATCGAGTTCGGCCCACTTAGAGTCTAGCCCGGAAATGATGCCGTTGACGTAGCTTGTGCCGCAGTCAATGCCATAGTTCGCCATTTCTTCGCCCTTGAGCTTGGTGGCGTCTACGAGTTTATTCATAGCATCGTTGACATAACCGAGAGCGCCGGTTATGCCGTTCGCAAGGCCTTGAACAATATAGCTACCATAATCAAAGAACACCTTAGAAGGAGAGTGAATGTCCAAATCGCCAGTGAACTTGTCAAGAATAGCTTTTGCCAGACCACCAACTGTTTTCTTAGCGGTTTCAATGCCTTGATTGATACCTTTAATAAGACCGTCCACAATATTTTTGCCATACTCAAGCATTTTCTTGGGAATGTTCTTAACAGTATCAACCAAACTGTTCCAAGCCTTGTCCCAGTTTTCTTTGAATCCGGCCCACTTCTGATTCCACCACTCGCCAACGCCGACAAACCACTGCTTCAAATCAGCGCTAGCTTGATTAAGGCTCTCTTCCGCAGATGAAACAGCCTCACTAAGACTGTTCCAAGCTTTGGAGAAGTTCTCTTTGAATCCGGCCCACTTCTCAGAAAACCAATCATTCAAAGCCTCAAGCTTTTTGTTGAACGTATAACGGAGAATTTCAAATGTAGAATCAATTCCGTTTTCTGCCATTTGAACTTCTTCTTCGGAAAACCCAAGATTCTTCAGCCGATAATGAATGGCAAGCGTAGTATAACCCGCCTCTTCGTAACGCTTGATATAATCTTCAACTTCTTTAATGCGGTCTTTTTCGCCAAAGGTAATGCCAAGCTGTTCCAAAACAACGCCAACGCCAACGCCAAGAATAAGCGCTGCACCGGCAATCGGAGCGGAAGCGCCAGCGGCCAAAGCTAAAGTCACGCCAGCAAAACCTCCAGCAGCGGCAGTTAATGCCGTTAGCAAAGCGTCAATGGAATCACCGGGTTTAATAGAGCCACCTTTTGTGCCACCATAAGTGATGGCAGACAAGGCGAGAACAGCGCCAACAGAAAGACCGAGCGAGAATCCTGTGGCAGTTTTGGTAAATACCGCACCGGCAATTCCAGTTATTACGGCAGCACTAATGCCCTGAATCCAAACGGATGCGTCAGTAGCTTTGGCAGCGCCTTGCGACAGATTGGTTTTAATGGATTCAAGCTGTGCAACGGCGCTTACGATAAGGGCAAGAGATGCGCCTTCGGCTCCGAACAAAGCGTAGCCACCAATAGCTGCCGCAGCAGTGGTAAGCCATTCCGCAAAAAACGCTTTAACATCTCCTGTTTTTAGGAAGCTATCAGAAAACTTCTGAACAAGTGTCCATTCCACAACAAGAATGGCAATCATGGCGGCGGCTTTTTGAATGCCATTCATGCCCTTAATGACTTCTCCGATTTGCTTGATGAACTTCCCAAGTTCCCAAAGAGCAAACGCAGCCGCAATAGATTCAATCAAAGGGAGCAAGCCTCTGATTTTCTCCTTCATTTCATCAATAGATGTGCCAACATAGTTCTTGAACATATCGTAGCCGGACAGGTCTACATCGCCCAAGATATTGCCAGCGGATGCGCCGCCGCCAGAGCCGGAACTTCCCTGTGTGGGGTCAATGATGTTCAGTTCATCAAAGCCCATCGTGTAGTCCTTGAGGGCTTTGGCGGCTTTCTTAGTGGAGTCTGCCGTGTCATCCATTGCGTCACCAATGCCGCCAACACTGTCAGCGCTCTTGGTGAAATCAGTGAACACGACCTTCACGCCCATCAGCTTTGCCACCCATTCAACAAACTCTCGAATGAGCTGAACAGCGGCAATCAGCGGGGGAAGAATGGATTTCAGGGCAGGGTAGAGCAGAGAGCCAACAGACTTTGCCAGCATATCCAACTGTGCTTTCAGAATCTTAATTTGGTTCGCAGGGCTTTGGATGGTCTGTGCAAGGTTGCCCTGCACGTTGGCAGTCTGCTTCATAATGGCAATGTAACGCAGAACCGCCTTATCTGCCTGAGAGAGACTAGAAACCTGCTTGTTAAAGCCCAAAGAAAGAAGCTCCTGCTGTAACCGTGCCTGAGTCAGGTCGATGCCCAAACGGCGAATAGGCTCAATCTCACCAGAGATTGCGGAAGACATTGCGGTAAAGGTTTCTGCAACATTTTTGTTCCAGTAGGATGCCTCGTCATAGGCAAGTTGGGTCAGGTTCTTGGACAGAACGTATGCCTTGTCGCTGGCCAGACCAAACGAAGTGCCCAAGCTCTGGATGGTAGCCATGTAGGTCATCGCTTTGGTCGGGTCAACACCAAGTAAGCCCTGCATCTTGCTAATGAGCGTATCAGCCTCACCGCTCAAATTGCCCATAGCATTATGAAACAGGTCTGTTGCTTCGTAAAAGTCATTGAACTTCGCAACAGCGTTGCCAAGATACTCAGCAATGGCTTTCAGCGAAACCAGCTTTGCCATGTTCCGCATAAAGCCGTTCATCTGATTGGACAGGCTGAGATAGCTCTTGCGCTGCTTTTCATTGGCTGCGGTCACACGGTTCGCCTGTGTCACAACCTTGCTCAACTGCGGGGGGAGCTTTGCAAAGGCGTTGCCTACTTTGTCAAGCTGAGATGCAAGGGGAGTAAGGGCAGCAGAAATCTTCTGGCAAGAGCTTGCAAAAGAATCAAGGTCTGTCGTTTTCAGCTTGTCAGTCAGGTCAGGAACCTTTCCAATCGCATTGAAAGCACTGCCAAGAGCTTTAAGGTTCGATGCGTCCAGAATGGACAATGGAGCCAAAGCGTTAGTGAGCTGAGTAATGCTTCCAGACATGGAGTAAAAGTCCACGCCGTTCAAGCCAGACACAGCCGCAGGAATCTTCTTGATTGCGTTCACAACCGTGTTGATGCTTTTTGCGCTTGCGGTCGGGTTTACGTTGGAAAGTCCATTTAGAAAGCTGGTAATTTTGTCCAGCCCAGACATTCCAGAGGATGCCTGTTTCAGCGTTGCAATGGAACCAGCCAGCTTATCAAGGCTGTTTACAACCTTCGTGACGTTTCCTTTCGTCCGCAAATTAGAAATGGCGGTAGCGAGCTTGTCGATATTAAGCTCCGCGCCCTGCGATTCCGCAGAAATCTCTACGGATAAGCTCGTAATATCAACATCAGCCATCACTACCACCATCACTTTCCATCATAGAGAACATCATTCTCTTGATTCGCTCCTGCGCCTCAACTGCGCGTTGGTATTCATACTCGTCTTTCTCCTTTTGTGTAAGGGGAATCGGTCTATCCATGTACTTGATGGGGCTAGACCCTTTCTTTCGGAACATATTGCCAACCGTAGAGGAAAGCGCAGATGCCATGTAAAAGCCATTTCTCCACGCTTCAGCATTGGCTCTGCGTTCCCGCAGCTCCTCTGCGTCACGGTAGACTTTTGCCAGCCAGACATCGCCGTACCAGAACTGGTCGTAGGTCATACCGATGGAGATGTAATAGGCTTCTACATCGTGGAACAGCTTGGAGAAAGAGAATGGCTCCACCTCTCCGTCTGCTTCCTGAGATTGTGCGGTTACACAATCTCCCACGTTGCGTTTTTTGCGGTCTTGTCCTCAGTGTCAGTTGCCAGCAGGGACTTAGAAGCGTCCATAAACATCTCAAGCAGAACGCCCATCAGGTCTTCCTTATCCTCGATGTGCTGGAACATCTCGTCCACAACCTTGCGCTTGATGCCCTTGTTCCGTGCGATGAAAGCGCCGTAAAACAGAGCGCGAGAGTTGGACAGCAGATTGGTCATCTGGGTGTACTGGCCAATCTGAAAGCCTGCGCGTTCGGTGGCTTCCACGCTGTCACGAGTGAAGGTCAGCTCGTAAGTGTTCTTGCCATCGGGGGAATGAAAGTTGATAACCTTAGCAGCCATAATAAATGTTCTCCTTTATAAATAGGGGCAGAACCAAATCCGTTGTTCAGTTCTGCCCGGTTTGATTGATTCGATTTTTGCGGTTTAGCCGCCATTGACAGTCAGGGTCTCGCTGAACTCAGGCTTCTTGGTGAAGATGCAGTTGATAGTCATTTCCACAACCTCGTCCACGCCAAAGCCGGACAAGCCAACCTGATGCATACCCTGCCAAGTGAAGCCGGAGCCGTCCTGCATCTTCAGGGCGTAATACTTCACGGTGTTGCTCTCGGAAGTCTCATCATAGCCAGCGGCCTTGACCTTCGTATAGTCAGCCTTGTTGTAGTTAGCGGTGAAAGACTTGGTGTCGCTCTGGATGATGCCAAAGATGTTGACCTGCATAGGGTCAGACAAGGTAGTGGCATCCAGAAGGTTCGGCTCGGAGATCAGGTCGGGCACATCCTTGATGTCGCACAGCTTCGTCAGAGCGGTTGCGCTGTCGCCACAATACAGGGTGGTATTCAGACCGGAGATAGCAGTACTCATAGAATGTTTACCTCCTTAGTTTCGGTAAATCATTCCGTCCTCTCCGATTGTTGCCCCGTAGCTGCAATCAATCCGATAGACGGAATTGTTGTACAGCCCATTCAACGGGGCAAACGATTTGCGATAAAATTTAAGCGGTTCAAGAACAGAATCCACGATTCCAACGATGGAACGTGCTTCTGCAATGCGCCCGGTGTTTTTATTGGAGTAGACCCGTACACGCAGGGAAACGGCAGCGTATTTGCTGTGACCAGCAGAATCAATGTGCACGGGCAGATTACTGTTTTCTTCTATCTGCACACACGGAAACTTCTTGACATTGCTGTCATTGATTTCACCAGTGACAAAGATACCGGGAACTTGCTTTCGCAGTTCCTTAGCAACAGCCGTGAAGATAGAATTGAAATAATCAATCAACTATTCCAAACCTCCCTCCACGTTGCTTCGACTTGAGAAGCCATTTCCTCAACAGCCCCCCACATAGCCATAGCTGGTTCATTACCATCGGTGTAATTCAACTGGCCTTTACCATCTACCTGTTTGACAGGCGTTCCAGCATTGCCAGATTCGCCGTAGTAGTACCATCTGCGGTTTGCGCCTTGCCCTTTGCCGTAGGAGCCATGCGCACCAACGCCGGGCGGCAGTTCACCGCCATATCCGTTGTGATGTGCGCCAGTGCCAAACTCGATAAAGGCAACTGCCTTGCCCTCTGCAATGATGGTGCAGGTGTTTCCGTTCTGCTCAACATGGCAAGAAACATCGTTGCTACCAGCATACTGTGCGTTCGCAAAACGAACTTTTGCCACATCAAGTCCTTTATCAGCCAACGCCTTTGCAAACTCCTGTGCCTTTTTGTTCAGGGTGGCCTTGTACTCCTGTATCTGACGTTCCGCATCACGAAGTCCGGCATCGCTCAACCTCACTTTAATTTTCACTTGCAGCCACCTCTTTCAGCGCATACAGCGTGTCCGTGATATGCTCTGCGACTTTGACCACAATATAATTGAAGGGCTTTGAAACGTCCGTCTGAAACCAGACGTGCGTGCCTTCATAAAGCGGTGTGTTGCGCTTTTTGCTGGACGAACTGACAACATAGCTGTAATCCGTGAATGCTCCAAAAGGGTTTGCTTCCGCAGAACCAGTAGGGGGACTGACATTCAGCATCAGCTTTGCGGGGGTACTCCACGATTTGTATGCGGATTCGCCGGTCTCGTTTCCCCATTCGTCCACAACAGGCGTTTTCTCGCCGACCGGGTTTGAATACCACAGTGGGCGTTTATCCAGCGGGCTTCCATTGAACATCAGCCGATAACACCTACTCTCGGAACCACTTCATTTAGCAAGGACTGTGCCACATCGGAACTTTCCCACACACGAGTAATGCCGTTGTTGGTATAGCTCGTCTGTCCGTTTGCGCCGATGTGGTTGTACAGTTCCGCTGCAATGCGTATCTGCAACGACTGATACTGCGAGGGCAGCTCGTCCGGTCTGTTACCGAAGGGGTAGCCCTGTGCAAATATCTTGTCTTTGGCAAAATCAAGCAGCAGGTCGAAGAGTGGGTAGTCCTCGTCCGTGATTTCACGGTCAAGTGCAGGGGCGATGTACTGCCCCAGCCTGACTGCCGCTTCGGAATACTGGTCTCCCATGCTGCTTTCCTCCTTTCGCCTTAGTAAGCCTTGATGCAGTACACAGCGTCCATGCGTTCAAAGGACGGCAGGACGATTTCGGAGACGTAGATGTTGGTGTTGACAGGATGCACGGTCTGCTCGGTGGTAACCGCAACGCCAGTGTTCACAACGGAAACCTGTGCGTTGGAGATGCCAGCCATCAGGTCAGCTTCCTCAGGAGTGGCAACATAGTACATATTGCCCAAAGAGCCAGAAGGGGCCAGTACGACATAGCCATCAGGCAGATACTTTTCGGCAGCGGCGGTCTCCTCCGGCTTAAACATCTTGTCGTACAGATGGATGCGAATGCCGGATGCGCTTTCGACAACGGAACGTGCCTCAGAATCGACAAGAACAGCGGTGGTGGTCTTCATGACCGTCAGGAACCGGTTCTTGATTTCATCCGCAGCAATCATCTTGTGGAAAGTGTTGGTGTTCATGTAGGCATCGGTGATAATCTCACCAGTGTTTGCCAGCACGGTGTTTGCGGCAGTAGTCATCGTTGCGATGGGGGTTGCAGTGGTAGGAGCATCCCACTTCTCCTTGGTAGTCAGAGCATTGTAATTGGACTGCTTCCAAGTGCCGTCAGGGTCGTAATCGTAGACGTAACTCACGCCGTTGGATTCGATGGAAATGCCAGGCTTGCCATCCTTGGGAGCCAGAAGCTGCCATACCATGCGCTCAGGAACGATACGAGCACCAGTGATAAGCTGTGCAGTATCATCGTAAACACGATTGATAACGTCTGCCGCAAACTCCTGATTGGTAGCCAGAACAGAGATAATCTTGCGGCGGTCTTCCTCGTCAATGTGAGTACCCTCACGGAAGAACGGCATATTGGTCTCGGTCATCTTGATGCCCTGACGAGTACGGAACGTAGCCTTAGTGTCGAACACGCTAGGCTTCAGCGAAACGCCAACGCCCTTGTGACCACGCAGCCACTTCAGTTCCATGCTGACCTTCTTACGGGCAGGGAACAGAGCATCAGAAGCATAGGGTTGCGCATTGGTCGGGTCATTCGTCCAGTAGGCGGCAATCGCAGCAGGTGAGAAGATTTCATTCAGATTCAGTGCCATAATTTAGTCCTCCTTACTCGCTCTTTGCGCCAACATCGGTACGGCAGAAAACGGCAGGAACAGCCTTTTTCAGAGCAGCAATATCGTTTGCAGAATAGGTAAAGCCAGACAGCTTTGCCTTGTCCACATCAATAACGCCCTGAATCAGCAGTGCGCCATTGGGGTTGACGGCAGGGTCAACGGTGTGCAGCAGAATGCCAATGGCATCGGTAGCCGCATCGGTAGCGCTGGTGCCAGTGGTGGCAGCAGCTTTCAGGCCAGTCTTTGCCATAGGATAACCAGCCGGAACGGCATTGGTCTCCTTGACGGTAAAGGGGATGGCAACGTAGGTATCAGCAGCCAGAATAGTGCTTTCAGGAGCCGATACCGGAGTATTGGTGTACTTCATGTTTTCCTCCTTAATGGAAAGCAGTCATTGCGTCACTCGATGCCTTGTTTGCGTCTGCGCGCTCCTTCGCAAAGCGTTTAGCAAAGGAAACACCTGCGCTATCTGCGCCGTCACCATTGCCATCCGCACCCGGAGGTGTGGGCATATCCTTAAGCAGAGAAGCCTTGTATGCAGTGTCATGGGCGGTCATGAACTCCGACTGGAACTTAAACACCTTGTCCATGTCACCGTCAGCCAGTGCAGATGCAGCCTTGTTGGCAAGCTCAGCGTCGTAACCCTGTGCAACGAACTTCTCACGGTAAGATGCAAGGGTCTTTTCCTTGACGAGGTTCTCCTTGTCGGCAGTCAGGGCTTCAATCTGCTTCTGCATCTCTGCCAGCTTGTCAGCCTGTTCCTGCGCGGCATTCTCGTCATCGGTACGCTTTGCCTTGAGCTGCTTCTTGTACTCGGCAGCTTCGCCGTTTGCTTTCGTCACGGCGTTGCGCAGCTTCTCAACCTCTGCGCTAGGGTCTGCAACCTTTTCAAGCGCAGAAATGATTTCATCGGCGGTCATGCCCTCTTTGTAGGCATCACCAAGTAACGCTTTGTAGTTCATATCGTTAATTTCCTCCTGCGTTTTTTTACCGTTGCTTCCCTGCAACGCTGCGAAATTTGTATCCCGGCTTCCCTGCCGGAATATATCAGCCCGACAATTCGGGATGATTTTTAGTCAGTTACTGGCATGTTGCCAAGCCCATTCAGAGCCAAATTGATAGCTTTGTATTTTTCCTCTTTTGTATACTCGCCATCATCAGCACATTCTTTTCTCATTTTCAAAAGAATGAGCATTGCATTGGAAATTTCATCACGAGTATGAAGAACCTCTTCAGTCATTTTCTTCTCCATTCTTTATGTCGGTTTGTTCGTCCACCATTTTGTTGGCACCAACAATATGGTCTGTGGGCTGTTTCTGCAGCTTCGGTGCTTTCCCATCATCGCCCAGCTTGCCAGCGGCAATCAGGAAAGGCTTGCTCATTTCATAAGCAGCCTGCGGGTCAGGGAACAGACCGGGCGTAGTAAACGCCAGCTGCGGGTCAATCGGCTGCTGAATCATCTGTGCGAAAATCTGAACCTTGCTTTGCTGGTTATCGTACTGACGGCGTGGCAGTTTGATGTTGATGTCGCTTGCCATCAGCTTAGAACCAGCCGTGTCACGCAGGATTTTCAGCATTACAGACAGGCTCTGGCGTTCAGCGTACTTGAACATATTCTCATACTGCTGCGCTCTTGCTTCGGTGTGATTCCATCCGTTGCGGACGATAACTGCGCCCACGTTGTCAGACGTTGCGTTCTCGCTGCCAGTGGCACTGGGCATAGCAGTCAGACTGCGATACACGTTCAACATGGAATCAAGCAAGGTCTGGCTCTGCTGCTGGTCAAGCTCATTTGCAATCTGCGAAACGGAGGCAGGCAAGCTGGTTGTAGATTTCAGACACATTGCGCCAAGCTCTTTGACCTGTTTCAGTGCGTTATCATCCACAAGGCAGTTGGTAAACACCATAATGGACTGGATGAACTGCGCCACGCCGTCCAAACGGTTGCTTTCAAGGTCGTTGATGGCATCCAGCACAGGAATAGCCGGTTCAAACAGACCCATTCGCTCCGGGTTCAGCTTGTATTCGACCATCGGCAGCATTCCGAGAGAGTGATTCTCAGACTTTGTGACCTTGCCGTTGTCGATTTCAAAGTACTGGTTCGGCGTGTACACGCAAATCAGGTCGTTCAGGCCGTCCTGATAATTGCGTGGGATGTGCAGCACGTTGGCAATAGGCTTGTGCCCAATGCCGGAGTTGTAAATAACATACGCCATATCCGGGTCTGGAACATCCACCAGCAGGGGCGTTTCGTCCGGGTAGTTGCCGTTGTACCCCTTGTCAGGGAGAACAATGCGGTATCCCTGTCCGCACTCCAACATCCACTGCCAAAGCCGCCGATCGAGCGCATCCTTGCCCTCATACTGCAAGGCGTTGGACAGACGGGCGATTTCCTCACCGTCACCAGTTGCCGTTTCAGACCGCACATAAGAGCAAGGAGTGCCGCTCATGTAACCTGTGTAGAAGCCCACGCACTCATTGGCGTGGTTCTCTACAATGCGATTGGTGATTTCAGCGTGGTACTCCTTCGTGCGCTGGAGGACAGGCTGGCTACCCAAGTAGTAGTTGTGCAGAAAGCGAATCTCGTTCTTGTTCAGCAGATGAATAGGCTCTGCCTTGCCAGTGACCACTTTCAGCACGTTCGCCTGATTGATTTCCGTCTCCGGCGTTTCAATCGGTCTACGTCCTGTCAGCGGCTCATTCAAAAAGCCGTCAACAACTATCTGATACTCAGCCATGCACTCCTCCTTTCCGGCAAAATAAAAAGCGCAGCAAGACAAACCTGTTAAGGTCTATCTCACTGCGCCAAAACTGCGCTTCAAAAGCTATTTACTTTTCCGGTGGATGGATGATTTTCACCCATCCTTCCCTTGTGTCTCCTTCGATAACGCCCTTGCATCTGTCGCACTTAAAATGGTATCGTCCATCTACTTCGCCAAGATAGCGGTTGCAACGGACGTTCTTATAGATTGGGTTTTGCCTGATACAAGGGCAACAGATTCTAACTAGCATGAGCGCTCCTTTCGTTGGATTTCTGGAAACAGGCTGTTGAGCACAGACCTGTCAGAAGCTACTGGGAAACTGTTCGCACTTCCAGCCGTGCTATTCTTCGCCCGAAGAAAACCATTGCAGCCTTTACATTCAGTTTGACGGACAGTCAACGGGTCGGCTGCAATTTTGGTGCTGCATAATGGATTTGACCCAATGTATGTCCGGTTATGAGCCGGGTGCTCTAGCCTGACTGAGCTAATGCAACATAGAAACCCGGATTAATTGGTTAACCGCTGCTCTTTGCAATGTCATGACTAAACATCACATCGAGAGCCGGGAGTAGCGGTGGAGGATTCAGAGAATAGAAAGCCAAGCAAAGAAGATGGTTGTGCTGCGTAACGGAATCGAACCGTTGCTTGCCAGCCATGGGGGAGACAGACTGGCATTCCCCTTACAATTGGAAACGCAACATATAAAGCCCGGTGAAGGTGAAAGAGTGAGAAAACCTCCACCGGTGAAAGGAGGAATATGCTTGTTGACACGCACGCGAGTAAAATGACAAAACCCCGCGTGCAAGCTATTCCTTAAGGGAAGCTGCAAAACTTCCTGCGTACATTATAAGCCTTGTCAAGTGGTGAAATCAAATAAATAGACCCAGCGAACACAATATATTGTGTTTTTAATCAAAATGGCCTCTTGACAGGCTCGATTTTACTGATTCCGTTATACAATTCATCGGCAAGCTGTGCCAGACTGTCCGGTGCATCATCGTGTGGAACTTTGCCAAGCTGCGTGAACATCGTCACTTGTTCCATGAACGCCTTGTACTCTTTTGACTGGTGTTTTTCGTCAAGGAAATAAAACCGTTTGATGTCCGGCGCATACTGGATGATTCTGGAAAGCTTGCTTTGACCACTGGGCGCACGCTGGCTACGGACGGAGCAGTGATAGCCTTGCTGCCGGAGCTGGCTGTCCACCACGTCACAATATTCATCGCCGCCGTTGTTGGCTTCGCCACGCATTACATTAAGCTTATGCTGGATGATTTTGCCCACAACTTCCGGTCTGGTCACTGTCTTATCGCCGTTATTGAACACAAGGTCAGGAATAAACACAGCATCTCCATACACATAAGCGATAGGACAGGCCGTGAAGTCACCGCCGCCCCATGCAATATCCATGACCATGAGTTTGCGATCAGGCTCACCATCAGGCAGAACGCCATTGAAATACCGCAGTTCATCGGCAGGAAACAGCAGACCTTCACGCTCAACAGGCTGGTTCATGTACAGTGCTTTCCAGCTCATTTCATCCATGACTTCACGCTGCTTGCGGAGCGTTTCCGTGTTATATCCAACGCCGTAATCATAATCGAAGTTCGATTCGTCCTTTTCGTCCATCGCTGGCATAACGATGAATCTGTTTCTGTCGGAATCTCCGTAGTTTTGCTCCAATCTGCCGATAACATCATGGACAGACCAGCGTGTAGCAATGTGCAACTCCTTGCATTTGTTACCGATTTTACGCTGTCTAAGGTCGGTGGTGTACGTTTCCCACAGCTTATCAAGGCGGGGCTTGGAAAGAGCAACTTCAATGCCAGACACAAGGTCATCGCAATAAAGAAGTGCAGATGCACGATACAGGCCAGCATTGCCAGTGCCAATAGACGTAAATTCTAGCGTTTCAAAGCGTTTTCTCCTACCCAAGTCAATGCGACAGTCCTTCGCATTTGTGTTCGACACAGTAACGTCCGGGAAAACATCGTTCCACAGATACTCTCCGTCCTTGTCGAATATACGCAAACATTCGTCATAAACGCCACGCACAAAGCTGTTCGAGTGAGAACCTGTAAGCATCGGTTCGTCAGGGTTTCTTCCGGCAAGCCATGTCAGATAGAAAATAGCTAGAGCCGTCTTACCACAGCCGGGGGGCATCGAGATTGCCAACAAGTCTAGCCTGTCATCTGCAAGGTCTTGCAAGGCATTCGCAACGGTCTTTAGCACCTTTCTTCTCGGCTGGTAGAACTTCTTCTCCGGCGCACGATTCCATTCAAGGTAGATGCAATAGCTGTCGAACACATCCTTTGCTTCAAGCAGGTACGTCCGGCCGATAATGTCATAGACCTTCGCCACGTCCTCGCCTGTTTTCATCTTGCCCATCATGGCTGCACAGACAGAGCGTAGCTCGCCAGAGTATTTGTAGGCATCGAACCGCTTATCCTGTGGCAGGGCATCTCTCAGGTTTACCACTGCCTGAAACCAGTCCTCATAGACCTGTGCTTCGGTCGGATTCTGCTTTGCATGCGCTTTGATGCTGTCAATGATGGCGATACACTGCTTTGGCTGCATAAAAAAATAGGCACCCCCTACCCAAAAATGTAAAGAGTGCCTACAACTGCACAAAAATCAAATATTCGGTTTTATTCTAGGTTGCGAACAACGTCAACTGAAAACGCCAGCTAGCACAATGCTAATCAGCCCTGCAACAACGCTGGTCAGGACGCCACAAGCAAATCCTATCCCACGTTCTTTCCACTGTTCAATCTTTTCCAGCTTATGAATTTTCTTATAGTTCCTTGCACGTTCCAACAGCCAGAATGCTGTGTGCTGCGTGTCGCCCCAGCGTATCAGACCATCGTTGGAAAGGGATTCAAGAACAAACTGTGCCGTGAAGTCCAGTTTGTCTTGCAGGGCTTTTACAGAATAGAATCCATTCGGAAGGTCTGGTTCATAGGTGTTCAGCGTGTCGATCAGGTGCTTCATGTTGTCACTAAGTATCACAGAACGCACCTCGCAACCACAACTACGATGAAAAACCCGGTAAGCAGTCCAACGACCGCTCCTGCAAGCCAATCATACGAGTTCCTGTTGTTCCACTTATCCATAGGTTCTTTCTCCTTTCACCTGTTCTGTTCAGCAATCCGATACCATGTCTGGCGGGTCACACCAAGCTGCTTGGCGGCGTCCGTGACCGTGAGAATGCGCTTCTCCACCTGCTGATGGAGAGCATCAAAGAGGTTGCGGTCATACTCGGTGGGCTTGCGACCTTCCTTGTAATCGGGGCGCTGGCTGGCAATATTCTTGCCCTCTTTTGTACGCTCAACAATCATGTCACGCTCAAACTCTGCAAAGGCAAGCATAACGTTACGAATCAGTTTTCCGGTCGATGTGTTGTTCATCAGACCCATATTCAGAATGTTCACGGACACGTCTTTTGCAAGCAAGCTGTCAATAATTTCAATGCCGCCTTTCACAGAACGAGCAATACGGTCAAGCTTCGCCACGATCAGCGTGTCTCCCGGCTGGATTTCAGCCATCAGCTTGTCAAGTTCAGGTCGATGCAGCTTCGTGCCGGTGTAAACGTCCGAAAAAATTTTCTGCGCTCCGTTGGCTTTCAGAAGTTCCGACTGGGCTTCAAGACTGTTGCCGTCAATCGCCTGTCCGGCGGAACTGACACGAGCGTAACCGTAGATCATTCAGGTTCACCGCTTTCTGATTTGCTACTTGTTAAAACGTATTCATTCAAAGCGTATTCATGCGACTTCTTAGGGATAAGAACAACGTCATAGTTAAGAACATCAGCGAATTTGATTAAAAGTTCCAAAGACATGGTTTTTCTTCCCAAACGAGTTGCGGCAGCATTTTTTGTTTCGCCGTAACCAAGTTCGTGATTTAACTTTGCCATATTCATATAAGGATTATCTTCCAATATTTTCTTCAGAGCCTTCGTTACATTCATTTTCACTGCCCCCATCTCTTTCTTGATTCCATTATATCACACAAGTGTGACTTGTCAATAGAAAAATGGCAATTTACTATCGATAGGGTCACTTTTTTATCAACACTTTTTTGTGTTAGTTTACAGCTTGTATAATTATCGTATTATCAAGTTTTACTATAAATTTCCTCTCTAATTCTAACACATTAAAGTGTCAAAACCGCTATCAAAAATGTACACGAAAACGTGTTTTAACGTACAAATTATACAAATCGGGCTGTTGACAACTATATACCAAGCGTCTATAATCTAAGACAGCAGAACACACGATGAATCAGCCAACAACGGTAGATTTATCCTTTGTGGCATAAAAAATAGGTCGTCAGCACCACCGACCAAAGTTGCACTGACGACCTATTCCACCACAAAACAGAAGCTGCGCAACCAAGGGCGCAGTCTCGGTTTCTGTCAATTATTATAGCAGAAGCAGACCGCTTCTGCAATAGAAAGGAGCAAAAAACATGAAATTTCCCACGACAACCGAAGAATTTCTGAAAACCATCGCACACGGCAAAGAACCGACCAGCGAGGACAGGGAGTACGCAGAAGCGCTTGGTAAGCTGTCCGAACTGAACTATCGGGCAGGGTACGAAGCGGGAGCAGCCGCGAAGAAATGATTTTGACGCGGACTCATGTGTATTATAAATTACCACATGAAATCGTTCAAAACTATTTACTTCACAAAAATCTGTGGTATTATACCATTACCAACAGATGAAAGGTGGTGAAAAAACATGAACAGTCCCTATACAGAGCGGTACAATCGCACGTTTACAATCAGCATGACGGAACGCCAGTATAAGCACTTGCAGAACTACTGCATCAAAAATCGGGTTTCTCTGGCAGAAGCCATGCGTAAAGGCTTCTTTACCTTGCATCCTATCCCGAAAACCAATGAAAACGAAAAATGATACGCTCGCTGCTGTCGGCAAACTTTAGCGAACGTATCATAAACCACACTGGAACAAGCTGTTCCAGCCTTATTATAGCAGGAATTGGCTTGTTCCGCAAGAACCATGGGAGTTTTTATGGAACAAAAGGTTAAATATGCTATCAATCTTATCAGCGAAAACGGGCAAGTTGTCGTGTCCAGCCGTGAAGTAGCAGAGAATTTCGGAAAAGAGCATCGGAACGTCATGCGAGATGTAGAAAACATCATGTCACAGGGTGTGCTCAAAAATGAGCAGACCCCCATGTTCTACAAAACCGAGTACGTCCATGAGCAGAACGGCCAGAGCTACCCCATGTATCTGATGAACCGAGACGGCTTTACACTGCTGGCGATGGGCTTCAATGGCAAGGCTGCTCTCGAATGGAAACTGAAGTACATTGACGCTTTCAATCAGATGGAAAAGAAGCTTACCAACCCAGAGCCTGAATCCACAGAGATGCTGTTGAGCCGCGCTCTGATTGCCGCCAACAGCGTTATCGACACGGAGCGCAAGAAAGTAAAGGCTTTGGAAGCGGAAAACGCCAAGATGAAGCCGGATTCTGACTACGCAAAGGCGATGCTGCTCTCCGATGAAAGCCTGACTACCACGCAAATTGCCATGAACTACGGCATGAGCGCACGAAAGCTGAACCAGATTCTTAGAGGGCTTGGCATCCAACATACTGTGAACAAACAGTGGATTCCTTACCAGAAGTATCTTGGCAACGGATACGTTGTCGGGCATCCGATCGAGCTGCCGAACGGCAAGACGAAAGAGGTCACCCGCTGGACGAGAGCCGGTCAGAAGTTCATTTATAGCAAGCTTAAAGAAGCGGGCTATCTGCCTGTTGGCGAGCAAATCAGAATGGAGACGTGCTGATGGACTACTCGGAAGAAATGTTTCGGCTACAAGCTGAGAATGAAGAGCACAAAGCCGTTTTAGAAAAAAGCCATGAAATCCTTAATCAGGCATTAGAAATCATCATACCAGAGGATAAACGGTCAAGAGAAGTTGTAAGTGTAGCGCTAGCAACGTCCGTACAACATTTTTGCGAGGACAGCTATTCAATGGGATACAATGATTGTTTGCTCGACATTCTCAGGGAAAAGGAAGAAGTCAGCGCTCCTATCATGTTTCCAACACTTAAATCGTAAATAGCCCATAAGAAAAGCCAGTGGTTAGAGAACATCTAGCCGCTGGCTTTTATGTTTTATTCGATTTCTAACATTTTAGATTTCGTAATTTCGCATTTCAAGCTATCTTCAAGAGAAAAGAACCATCCTTCTGGTAGCGTCAAGCCTTTATATCCATCCGCTGCATCCCTAGACCTGCCCATGTCCATCCAATCAATATTACACCGACCGTATTCATCTTTTTCGGAAGTCTGAAACTTAAATTGCCCTTCCCCGGAAATTACTTTCAAATCATAGCATCCCATCGGAATGTTTAAGCCAAATGTGTATTTCCCTGCACCAATGATTGTTGCCATGTCTTTCACCTCGATTTTTTCTTCTTTATGCTTCTCTAATTCTTGTGGTTTTACTGGATAAATCATCTGCATGATCTCATTTTCCAGTTTCGGCTCTTGTCTGGTTTTTAGTTCAATAGCAATCGGTTGTTGTTGATTAGTCGGTTCTTTTGGCTTTGGTTGCTCTATGTCCTGTTCTTGTAATTTTGGCGACTTTTCTACTGCAACAGATTCTTTAACAGTCTTCTCTACTGTTACTGACTGTTGTTTTGGTTCTTTTTTCTTGCGATTGCCGTGTATTACAGATTTTCTAAACGCTTTTTTGGCTTCTTCCTCCTGCTTCCGTTGCCATATCATATCCGCAAGTTTATCTCTGCCCCACAATTCAACGTGGAGTGTGTTAGCCAGAGATTGAGCGTTTGGCGTAAAGTAAACATTAGTGAATACAACAGCTTTGTCTGCACCGTATCGTTTTTCACCAGCATAGACCTCTTGAATAGGCTTTAATCCAAGATTTTTACTGTACCTCTTACACTGAAACGCCCACTTATGACCGTCCTTATATGCAATCACATCAACACCATAATCGCCGCTTCCTTTTGTCACTTCTACACTCTTAAACCCATCATATTTGAGCATTTCTGCCGTGTAATATTCAAAATCGTGTCCATCCATTACATCAATCTCTTCCATTTTGAGATTGATAGTTCTTCTTTTTTGCGATTCTCCTACCATGTACATAATCGTGCACACAGTAAGAATAACTATAAGCAATGTCATTTTTTATCTTTCTAAAAAAGCCAGTAGCTTTTAGCCACTGGCTTTTACTGTTCAATTATTCTTCTACGAGGTCTGCGTACTTGACTTCAATGCGGGGCAGTTCATCGGTGGTGCTAGTCAATGCTCTGGTGATTTTCTCAAGCCCGGTGAACTCACCGTAGACGTTGATAATATCATCGTCCAGAATCTTCACGGCATCACTGCCACGCTTATCCAGCATATAATACTCGTCATCGGCATAGAATCCGTATCCGCTGTTGTCCGTGTAAGTTCTCCATGCTTTTTCGCTGCCGGAGAAGTTTGCGTCAATAATCTGCGAAACTTTTACCTTGACCGTAATCTTAGTGCCTTCATACTTTTCAGGATAGCGGCACAGCTCTTTATAGTCCACAGTCTGGCACTCAGCCTTGTAGTCATCCTCGCTGATTTCTGGCACAGACGCAACGGAAGAAGCGGTGGATGAACTTGTTTTGGATGTCGCTTTGCTACTGCTTGCGGAACTGTCAGAACTACTGCCAGAGCCGCCAATAGCAGACAGGACAACCAGAACGATGATAGCGATGAACCACCAACGCTTATAGATAGGCGGCTTGTTCTTGCCTCCACAATGAGGGCAGACCTTTGCGCTTGCGGCAATTTCTGCGCCACAGTGCTTGCACGTTGTCATTTTATTTTTAGCCATTGTAGATTCCTCCCTTTCAAGGCTTGTAAGGCAAGTATAGCACAGAACGCAGACCCTTTGTAGGGGTCTTTTTATTTTTGCGGGAAATTTTGAGATTGACAATAGGGGGTGGGGTGATTTTTTGAGCCTTTTTTATTTTTTTCGGTGGTGACGAGACTGACCGGGCGGGGCTGGGCGGCGGCTATATCCCCCGCCGGTGGAGACCCCAGCCCCAGCGCACCCGGAACGACGGCACACAACAGAAGGCAGGGCAGACCATGCCAAAACCAGGGCGGGCAAATACCAGGGCAGACCACGCAAGGCGCGGCACACACGCCAGGACGCTGGACACGCTGCACCGGTCTGCACTCGATACCAGACCGCCCACGCCGGGCAGATCGAGACTGTGCAGGGCGTTGGATGGCGTGGAACGTGTCCGAAACTGAGCAGATACGGACACACACAAGCCGCCTTGCATAAAGTCACATTTTTGTGACGTTTTGTTGCCTGTGCAACGATTTTGCCCTTTACAAAGTCACACAAGTGTGATATTATAATGTCACAAGATAAGTCACACAAGTGTGACGTACACCACCACAAAATAGGAGGACAAAACCATGAAAAAGACCATCGATTATACCGCACTTGCCGATACCATCCGCGCCGAACTCAACGCCCGCCACAATCGCAGCGCATGGGATAAGGCCGTCACGCAGTACGCTCTCGACCTGCTGGAGGATGTGCAGGAGGGTGCGGACAATATGGAGCGCTTGCCCCTTGACGGTGCAGAGCTTGAGCGTTGGGCGCTCAACGGTGCAAGCTGCTGGGAGCAGTACAGCAACGGCGGTTGCTCCATCTGCTATGATGCCGATATTGCCGCCCGCGTCTGCACCCCGTCCGAACTCAAGCGCACCGACGGCGGCATGAACAACCCCAACAGCCGGGAAACGTGGCTTGACGTGCAAGCCCGCGCACTGTATCAAGCCTGCAACCGTATCCGCACCATCTGCCGCACCAACGGCCTGTATTGCAAGGGGGTGCAGTAATATGCTGGTACTTGATGCAAGCCAGTGGGCCGCCCTCTGGTATGTGGGCGGCATGATTTCCGGTTTCCTCCTCTGTCTGGTCTGGCTCAACAATCGGGCGGAGCAGTAAGGAGGTAAGACAATGACAAAAGCATTTCGTGCAAAGCTGCTTAAAGCTGGCGCATTAGATACTGCAAAATATCGGTATGCCGTATATCACGGCCACGCCTACGACGTTATCAAACGGATTAAAAAAAAC